ATAATATAAATATAGAAAGACATAAAATATTGGAGGAATAACTATAGATGGCATCATTACAATTAAATAATGCTTTACAAACCTACGAAGAAAGGTTAGATTGGGTTAATAAAGAGATGGAAAGAATTGGAGAAGATAGATTAACTCCATATCAACGAGATAAAATTGCTACATATTTAATAGATGGAACTAATCCAGAATCTCGTGGAGAAATTATTACAGCTAATCGTTTAGTTACAGTAAATAAAAGAGAAACTTCAAGAGAAGGATTAATGGAAAAGCTTGAAGGAGGAGAAAGTGCTTTCCATCAATTAATTAAACAAGATAAAAATGTAATTTTAACACCAAAAGTAGAAATAACAGAAAAAGATATTGAAGAAGTACCTGGTTTAGCACAATTGAGAGAAGAAATTGATAAATTACAAAAATATTTAGATGAAAATCCAGATATGCCTAAAAAATTAGCGGGGAAAATTAAACAAACAATTATTGAAATGCGTAGAGACCAATATGTTCTTAAAAATTCTCATCGTCAACCAATTTTTGGAAGAGGTAACACAGGAAATATCGAGCAAGATATTCATTATGACACTATTAATCTACAACAACGAGATCAAGTATTATCATTATTAATTAACTATAGTAGCTTAAAAATTAAATGGATTTTAGAAGATCTTGATAGATTAATTCAAAAATCTCTTGCTGAAAAACCTACTTTACTTTATATTTTAAATGAAAAAATTATTGGGTCGCGCAATGATGAAATAAGAGAAGGACTTATTGAAATTTTTGGGGTAGATCATACACAAGAATATATTTCATCTTTATATAGAAATAAAATCCCACAAATTATTGCAGACGCTGCAACAGAAGAGTGGATTGATTATATGTACATGAACAAACTTAAAGGAACTTACAAACGTTGTTCTCGTTGCAAAGAAATTAAATTAGCAAATAATCGTAATTTTAGTATTAATAGAACATCTTCATCACAGTTTTATTCAATTTGTAAAGAATGTCGTAACAGCAAAAAATAACGAGGAGTTACTAATATGGCAAATAAGAAACGAGTAATTTTGGATACAAATATTTTGATGAGTACAAAAAGAATTAACAGTTTAGTTGAGGAATTTAAAGATTGTGATTTATTAGTTACACTTGGAACTCTAGGAGAGCTAGATAGATTAAAAACTGCTGAGGGTCAGCGAGGATTTGAAGCTAGAAATGGCTTAAGAATGCTCCGAGAAAATGAAGATCTATTCACGATTATCGACACAGAAAATCCAGAAAGACCCTCTTATGATAAATCTACTGTAGATGGGGATATCATATTCTTGGCGCAAAAAGAGAATCGTTTGCTTTCCGAGATTGAAGTAATAACTAACGACCTATCCATGGGGACAGTAGCTAAGGCAAATAGGGTTAATGTACGAACCTTCTATGAAGACGCAGACAAATATCGAGAAGGATATACAGTTGTTGATGTCTCCGACGAATTAGAAGATGATACAAACGCAATGCTATTTGCCCTAGCTAACCAATATATTTCCTCTCTTGGGTTATTAGAAAATGAATATTTGGTATTAGAAAAACATGGAGAACCTTACTTCTTTGTTGTTGAAGAAGGTCGTGCCACAAAAATCTTTGATAATAATCCAGTAAGACACAATAAACATATTAAAATATGCTCTTCTGAATTTGGCACTTTAAACCCTAAAGAAAAAGATTATGCTCAGTTTTGTGCTTTTGATATGTTAGGTAAGCATGATATTTCACTATTAACTGGTCCTGCAGGATCAGGAAAAACTTATTTAATGCTTGCAAAACAATTTGAAATGCTAGAAAAAGAAGAGATTTGCAAAATTACTATATTTGTCAATCCAGAAAAGGCTCGTGGAGCTAAAACACTTGGTTTTTATAAGGGCGATAGAAATTTAAAATTGATGCAAGAATCTATTGGAGGAATTTTAGCTTCAAAAATTGGTGAACGAGAAAAAGCAATTGAATATATTGAATCTGGAATTATTGAAATTATTCCTATTTCAGATATTCGAGGTTATGAAGTTACAGAAAATTCTTCTTTATATATTACAGAAGCTCAAAATTTAAATAAAGATTTAATGCAATTAGCCTTACAACGTGCTGGAGAAGGAACCAAAGTTTTTATTGAGGGAGATCCAACAACTCAATTGGATTCGTGGGCTTATGAAGGTGATAATAATGGAATGCTTAAATTAATTGAAGTTTTTGCCGGAACTGAAGTTTTTGGTAATATTCATTTAAGTAATATTTATCGCTCACGTGTTGCAGACCTAGCAGAACGAATGACAAAATAATATAAGACATTATGTCCAGCTTTCAATTATTCTGAAGCTGGACATTTTTATTAAATTAAGGAGGTTTAAAAATGGCTCAGGAAGAAAAACAAAAGTCAGTAGTAGAAATGCAAGCAGAAAAAATTCACTGCGAACATTGTAATAGATTTTATCCTGCAAAGGATTTTTATAAAGATAAAAATGGAGACCCAATGAAAAAATGTAAGAAATGTATGGCATCTCTTATTGATTTAAAATCTCCATCAACAGTAATGAAGATTATGGAAGAAATTGATATTCCATATATTCCAGATGAATGGAATTCATTAAGAGAACGATATGAATTCTCAACATCTAAAGATGGTAAAACTATTCGTAACAAAAATGCAAACCAATCTGTCTTAGGACGCTATATTGGTAAAATGCGATTAGAACAATATAAAGGTTATAAATTCTCTGACACTCCTCAATTTATGGAACAACACGATCAAGAAATTCAGCAAAAACGTGATATACTTCATCAAAAACTAGAGGATTTATTAGACAAAGGTTATGATCCTGACACTGCTATGCAACTAATGGCAGGAAGAATTGATACAGAAGATGAAGATCCCGCATTAACTAAAACTCAAATAAAAGAATTAAAAATTAAATGGGGAACTTTATATAATGAAGAAGAATTAATTCAATTAGAAACTTTTTATGGAGAAATGCACGAATCTTATGATATTACTTCTGCTTCCCATGAAGATTATTTAAAACAAATCTGTAAAGTTTCTCTACGTATGCATAGTTTAATTGATTCAGGGATGTATGATGAATACCAAAAATTATCTAATACCTATGATAAAATGATGAAATCTGCTAAATTTACTGCTTCCCAAGAGAAGGAAGAAGATAAATTTATTGATAGTATCTCTGAAATGGTGCGTTTGTGTGAAGAAGAAGGGTTTATTCCTGTATACCATACAGATGAGCCACAAGATATCGTGGACGTTACATTGCGAGATTTCACAAACTACGTACGTAATTTAGTTGAAAAAGAATTAAACTTAGATTCTCTAATTGAAAAAGGCTTAGAACAAATTAAATTGGATGAAGAAAAAGAACAAATGTCTGCAGATGATGCTCTATTTGTGGAAGAAGACATGGTTTCTGATGATGATTTACTGTTTGAAGCTGTTAATACTGAGGTTCTACCAGAACTTACTGATGAGGCTAAGTTATTGGGGGTAGAGCTTGATGGCGAAGAATAAAAAACATGAAGATAAAAATATAACTCTTATTGATATTAAATCAGATTTTATTAACTCTAAAAAAAATCGAGAAGTATTCTTAACAGAAGAGAGGGTGCGCAAAAGCATCCCCACTTTTACAGAATATGTCTCCTTTTGGAGAGAATATCCGGATATGTTTATTGATATGATAAAGGGTCCAGATAGCAAATTTAATTTTTTCTTTTATCAAAGATTATTTTTACGTGCTGCTATGAGGCATAAATACTTTTTTGGTACTTTTACACGTGCCTTTTCTAAATCATTTTTATCTGTTATGCTGATGATGGAAAAATGTATTTTATATCCAGGAATTAAAGTATTTATTACTTCTGGTGGTAAAGAGCAGGCTGCTGGTATTGCTGCAGAAAAAATTAATGAAATCTGTGATATGATACCATCAATTAAAAAAGAAATCAATTGGGCGCCAGGACAAACGAAGCTTAATGGTAAAGATTATGTACAGGTTGTATTTAAAAATGGAAGTCGATTCGACGTTGTAGCAGCTAAAGAAAGTTCTCGTGGTGGACGTCGACATTCAGGACTTATTGATGAGGTTATTTTGGTTGATGGAGAAAAATTCTCACAAGTTATTTTACCTATGATGAACGTATCTCGTCGAGCTGCTAATGGACAAGTAGACCCTAATGATAAAATGAATAAAAGTCAGGTATACATTACGTTAATAATCTAAAAGTTATAATTCACTTGTCCTTTATTTTATAATAAATAAAATATAAAATAAAGGAGTTTTCTAAAAATGGAAGAAGATAAAAAATTTACTTATTGGTTTTACAAAATAGAAAATAAAATAAACTCTAAAAAATATATTGGTCTAACTAGTAATATAGCTAGAAGACAATTGAGGCATTTTACAGATTTACTGACACAAAGGCATCATAATTCTTTTTTACAAAAAGAATATAATTTGTTTGGTAAAGAAGCTTTTTCTTTTGAAATTATAGAAGAAAAAAGTTTAAGTGTAAAAGAAGCTTCTCAAAGAGAGATTTTTTGGATTCAGAATTTTGATTCATATAATAATGGATATAATCAAAATCCAGGAGGTCTTGGAGGACATACTGGAGCTACAAATGGAGGTTCTCATTTAATAGAATCAGATATATATGCAATTAATTCGGCATTAGAATTTTCTTCGAGACCTGGTGCAGTTTTGTCTGAAATTTTTAATGTAACAACAACAACAATAAGTAGAATTAAAAAAGGAAGTAGCCATTTCCAATATACACTAAAATATCAAAAGTTGGATTATGATAAAAGATTTGAAATTTTTAAATCTTTTTGTCAAAGCTCAGACTTTATCTCGAAAAAACGAAATAGTACTATTATGCCAACCTCAAAAAGAAAACTGAATGAATTTCAAGTTCATTGCGTTTTACTGAATGAAGAACAAGGAAGAATAGTTCCTTTGAAGAGATTAGCAAGATATTTTAATGTTAGAGGAAATGTTTTAACTGAAATAATAAACGATAGGTCTTATAGAGACTATCGTGATACCTTCCTTAAAAAAACAAGTGAAGAAAAACAAGAGATGGCGTCATTCTTGCGTGAGCAAGAAAAGCAAACTTCTCGAATTGCTGGGACCCCTTTGAGAGCAACAAACCACAATATTTCTGAAAAGAAAATATGAAGGTTAGAAAATTGTTGCTTATGAGGCAATCAGCAGCCAAGCCCCTAAGTCAAAATGATAAGGGGAAGGTTCAACGACTAAGTATCCTAGTACACTAGGTAGCGGGAAGCTCTTCTTATTAAGAAGATGAAGATATAGTCTGGTCTATATAGAAATATATAGGAAATTGATTAATGGTCAATTTCATAACATCACGCGGCTGGCTTTAAAGACCATTTTAGCTACCAAAAACAAATTCAGTTATTAGTATGGCAATTAATTAAACCTGGTACAGCTATTATTATGGGGGGAACTTGGAGAACTCCTGTTAAAATGGGATTATTAGATCCAGGATTCGTTAATGATCTAAAGTCTGATGGTACTTTTGACGAAGTATCATTTAACCGAGAATATGAATCTGTTTGGGCTGGTTCTGCGACAGAATCATTCTATAATGGAGACGTTTTCGATAGGTGTAGAGTTTTAAAACAGGCTGAATTTACAAGAAGTGGTCGAGGAAATGATGAAGCTTATTATGTACTCGGAGTCGATGTAGGTCGGAATGGTTGGCAAACTGTTATTACAGTAGTTAAGGTTAATCCACAGCGTAATGGTGTAGGAATTAAATCTGTAGTTAATATGATTGTTATTGAATCGGAGCATTTCGGAATTCAAGCTAACGAAATCAAACGTCAATATTTAAATTATATGCCTCGCTACGTTGTAGTCGATGGTAATGGTTTAGGGATTGGATTAGTCGATTATTTAGTTATGCCTTCTTCGGATAGTAAAACAGGAGAAAGTTTTTCTGCTTTTGAGGTTGTTAACGATGATAAAGGTCTTTATAAAAAAATTGATAATCATGGCGATAGTTATGGTAAAGTTTTATGGATTGTTAAAGCTGACTCAGAATTAAACTTTGAGGGTTATACTGCACTACTTCAACAAATGGGTTCTGGTAAAATTCGATATTTACAAAACGAGCGTGATGCAAAAGGTGATTTAGAAAGTAAAAAAGCGTATAAAACAATGTCAGCAGGACAAAAAGCTGACGCTATTAGACCTTTTGTATTAACGTCTACACTAAAGAATGAAATGATGAATTTAACTAGACCTGAAAATAATAGCACTAAATTTAGCTTAGATAGAATTAACAAGGGAATGGGTAAAGATAAGGTTTCATCCTTAATGTATGCAATTTATGTAATTAAGTTACAAGAGGATAAAGAACGAAATAAGAAGAAAAGCAGTCTTGCTAACTTTGCATTCTTTAACTAACGAAAAGAGGTGGAACAATGAGTACATTTTCTGGAGTAAGTAGAGGACATCTAAGAATTCGTCATATCTTAGAAGAAAATGGTTTTAATTGGGAAGAAGAATACAGCTTCCCTGATTTAGTCGCTTCTAGCGGTCGCCAATTAGCTTTTGACTTTATGGTAATGGACGACGATGGAAATATAGATTTTGCTATAGAAGTCAATGGTGAGCAACATTATGAACCAGTTGCTGCTTTTGGAGGAAAAAATAAATTTAAACGTCAACAATATAACGATCATCAAAAACGGTTATATTGTCATAATCATGGTATCCCATTAGTAGAAATTCCATATTGGGAACTTGAAATTGTTGATATTGGATATCTTTTGGAAAAAGCAGGTATATAAAAACTAGAGGCCGATATTGCATAATATCGGTCTTTAATATATAGTTTTATAAGGAAAGATTTCATTTTCCAAGAGATAAAATAGAGAAAAGGAGGAATATAATTCATGTTGGACAAATCAAAAAGACAGAGAAGAAAGCCAACTCCAGTCAAAAAAGAAGAAAGAAAACTTTACGAAAATAAAAAACCTTCAGTAGATTTTTCTTATTATGCTGACAGAAGCTTCACTAATTTTGGCTTCGGGTCTTATACTTCAGAATTAGGAGAATCATTTGTAACAACTGACGACATTCGTAAAGCTTTGGATAAAGCTTTTAGACGAAAAGATGTTAAAGGCATTAAAACTTTGTCAAGACATTTTTATAGAGTTTCTGGTGTATATTCTCGTGCGGCTGAATATTTAGCTTACCTTCCAACTTATGATTATATGATTACTCCTCGTGTAGTAGGCACAAAAATTAATGAAGATACTATTGTACGAGAAGTTGTTAATCAACTATTGTTCTTAGAAAAAGCAAAATTAAAGCAATCTCTTCAATCAATCTCCTTAGATGTTATTGTAGATGGAGTAGCTTATGTATATTTTAGACGTAGAGGAAAACAAGCAGTTTTTCAAAAATTGCCAACATCCTATTGTAGAACCAGAAGTGTTCTAAATGGATTCCCTACAGTAGAATTTAATTTAGATTATTTTGAACAATTTGGAACAGAAGAAGAAAAAGCTATTAAATTAAATAACTTCCCACCAGAAATTGTACGTGAATATAATATTTGGAAAAATGATAATCATCGAGGAAGAAACAGTTCTAAGAGACGTCAAAATCAAAGTTTAACCAATTCTGGTACATGGATCTTGTTAAACCCAGATACTTGTACAGCTTTTTATTTTAGCCCTTCATTGCAACCTGTACTAGCTAATAGTTTTTTTGCTATTTTAGATGTAATGGAACTAAAAGGAATTGAAAAGAAAAAAGCTGAAAATGAACTATATAACTTAGTAGTTCAAAAATTTGGTTTCTTGGATGATGGAGAACCTATCTTAGAATTACCTGAAATGCAAGCTTTCCACGAAAGTGCCAAAAAAATCTTTGAAAACAGTAACCAAACAGACTTACTTACTACTCTTGGAGAAATCCAAAATGTTAACTTAAATGAGGCTGCTGCTGATCCGATTGATTTTGAACCTTGGACTAAATCTATCTATGCAGAACTTGGTGTTTCACCACAATTATTCTCTACAGAAGGTAATATGGCTTTAGAAAAATCTGTAAATATTGATGAAGCTATGATGTTTACTCTTGTTGAAAAATATCAAAATTGGTTAAATTTCCTATTAGATAATGAGTTCTTAGAAGATGATGATGATATGTTTGATACATCACTTTGGTTTCCACCAATTACAATTAATAATCGTAATGAATTATCTACAAAATATAAAGATATGGCAACTTTAGGATATTCAAAATTATTACCAGCTCTTTCGCTAGGACAATCACAACTAGATATTATGGCTTCACCTATCTTTGAAAATTCTATTTTAAACTTAGGAAGTATTATGAAACCATTACAATCATCACACACAGCATCAGGAAAATCTAATTCTTCAGGTTCAAGCAGCGGTGGTAGACCACCATTGCCAGATTCACAAAAATCTGAAAAAACAATTCAAAATGCTGGAGGATAAGGAGGAAATAAAAATTGAAAGATGAAAGACTATTATTTTTTACAGATATTCAATTCTTAGAACCTGTCGCAATTGAAGAAAATCCAATGCTTTCTAAGGTTAAAATTAAAATTGCACAGTCAGGAATTAATAGAAATGGATATGATATTCCTAAAGCAGTATTAGAAGATGCTGCAAAAACAAGCTTAGGTCTGACACCAATTGTTGCTTATTATAATCAATACAAAGGAGATTTTGGTGAGCATGGAACCCAAGCAGTATATAATCAACTAGGAGAATATGTAACTACAGCTGATACACAAGCAGTAGGTGTAATTCCAGAAAATCCTATTATTTATTGGGACGAAGACAACTATTTAGTAACTTATGGTTATTTATGGACAAGTCGCTATGCAGAATTAATTGATGCATTAGATGGACGTCCTCAATCAATGGAATTAAGTTTTGAAAATACAATTATGCACCAAAAGGGCAGAATTATGGAAATTACTAAGACTGCTTTTGTTGGTTTATGTATACTTGGAAATGATGTTACGCCTGCTTTCGCTGATGCCTCTATTGAAGGAGTTAATTTCTCTTATCAACCATTGACAGAACAGGAAGATAAGGTAGAAGAAGGAGTAGATGAACTTATGGATGCATTAAAATTTGCCCTAGATAATAACTTTGATGATTCTGCTCTTGGTACTCCTCTTGTAGTTGATACAGATGGAGAAGAGAGAGACAAGGTTAATCGTGAAAAGATTACTGAAGCTGTTGATTTATTAGATGAAGCGGCTGATTTAGTTGAGGATGAAGAGGCTAGAAATAGAATTGATGATGCTATTTCAGGTTTAGTTGACGCAGAAATTGATATGAAACGTGAAGCTGATATAATCCCTGTAACAGAGGCAGCTCGTCGTGGACTACAAGGTCAACCAGGCTATAAAGATGGTATCGTTAGTGTAGAAAACCTCAATTATAAAAAAGCAAGTAATTCTTTATTGAAAAAAAATGAAGACGAAAAAGAGGAGGAAAAGGAATTGGATATCAAAAAGAAAAAAGAAGAGGAAATTAAAAAAGATCCAGTTACTCAAGAACCTGTAGAAAAGGAAACAAAAGTAGAAACTGAAGTTAATCCTGAAGACAAAACTGTTGAAACTAAACAGGTAGAAGAAACAAAAGAGCCTGTGAGTCAAGAAGAAGACCAACCCAGCAAAGAAGTTCAACCTGGAGGACAGCCTGGAGCAGAGCAGACAGTTGCTGAACCAGAGAAGACAGCAGTTGAACCAGAAGCAACGGGAGTTCAAACAGATACAGTTGAGGAAGAAGCAGGACAGCCTGGAGAGGAAGTACAAGAAGACCCTCAAGGAGCAACCGCTGCTACAATTGCAGAAGAACGTGAAACCGCTAAAGATAAACGTACGAGCGCTTTATTATCTGATGTTGGCGATGATGAATTATTTGATTATCTTATTGAACGTGTAGCTGCCGCAGATGAAATGCGTACTAAACTACAAGAAATGTTGGGAACAGCTGTACCAGAAGGTTTACCAGAAGGTGGAGATGTAACAGTTGAAGGAGAAACAACTGAAGAAGATTTAGGTACTGAAACAGTAAGTACTCCTGCAGATGCTACAGAACCAGAAATTGATGTTAAATCTGACAAACCTGATTCAGAACTAGCTGCCGAAGGTGAAGATATGACAGATGAAGAAACTCTTCAAGAAGATGGTAAAGAAGTTGTTAAAGCCGATAAAACTATTGAAGTTACAGATGGTGGAGCAACTGACGAAGGTGGAGAAACTTCTCCAGCACCAGAACAGACAGAAGAAAAATCTGAGGAATCTGCACCAGAAGATAAAACTGTAGTTGAAGAATCAGAAGAAGAAAAGAAAAAGAAAAAATTAGATTATAGTTTAGATTTTAAAGCTATTATTGCAGAAAATCAACAATTAACAGTTGAAAACGAAAATCTTCGTCAACAAAACGAAGCATTGCTACAATTTAAACTAAAAGCTGAACGTGAAGCAAAAGAAAGCTTATTATTAGAATTTAGTCTTTCTGATGAAGGAAAAGATAAAATTCGTGCTAAATTTGATGAGCTAACTTTAGAAGAGGTTGAAGCTCAAGCAGCATTGGCACAACACCGAGAATTTAAAGAAGCTCATGGTGGTCAAAAAGAGTCTGGTGAAGGTATTCAATTTTCACTTGAATCAGAAGAAACTGAACTAGATGCGTTAGATGAAGAAGATAGTTTAGCGCTTTTCTTAGAAAAAGTTTCTAAGAAAAATAAACGTTCACGTTTTTAATTTAAAATAGGAAATTATTTCTATCAAAATATTGCAATCAAGGTTTACTTATTTTCATTTGAAAATGAGTAAACCACGCAATATTTCAAAAATAAGGAGGAAATAGAAAATGGCACAACAATTATTAAAAAAAGTCGGCTACGGACAAGTTGAGAAAAACCGTATTCAAGGTATCCGCGCTGGTCGAGTTTTAGCAGACCTACCTGTTAACCCAGAAGTTGTTAAATCTAGCGGAGATCGTATTGAAAATGGTATGTTCTTAGATGCAGTTTATGGTAAAGGTTTCGAAGGAAATCTAAAAACTGGTCAATTAGAATTGCCAACAGCGGAAAGTAAAAATGTTGGTTTGGTATATAGTGAGGTTAAATTATATAGTGAATATACTTCAAATAAAGATTTTGCTTTATTTACAGTAAACCCTTCTATTAACCAAATGCGTCAAGCACCAATTTATGACAAAAAAGAAGCTCCAAAAGCTACAGTTATCCCTCGTTTGATTTTCCCAACGCCTGGTGATATCTTTACTACTAATTTAATCGAAACTGAAAATGGTGAACTTCCAGAAGTAGGGGCAACATTAAAATTAAATGCTAAAGGTATTTTATCTACAGCAGGAACTTTAAACGTTGTTATTGCACAAGTAGTTCAAAAAACAACAATGGCTGATGGACAAGTTGCAGCAAAACTTGCTATCGTTGAAGTAAATCCAGCAGCTACAGGCGCGTAATTAGATAGGAGGAAATGGAAAAATGAATTTAAAACCTGAACAAATTAGAACTTTAATGTTCCAAGCAGCAGACATTCAAACTGGAGAATCTATTGAATTCTCAGATAAATCATACGATTCTCATACATTGAATGAAGCTCTTCGTGAAGAAATGAATAGTTTAATGGGAAATGGTGGACATCGTTTCACAGCTAACCGTGAATTAGTTTATGCTTTACTATCAGAAGTCGTTGATGATTTACTACCTAAACGAGTATTTGATTCAATGAATCGTTTCGCAGAAATTAAAAATGTTGCAGATGGAGACAAAGTAACATTTAAACGTCGTAAAGGTAACATCCGTGGACGTAACTTTGTGACACAAGTTGCTCATGCTGGTCTATACGAAGTATTCCGTCTAGACAGAGAAGTATTCGATATGCCAACAACAGCTTATGGTGCTGCTGTAGGATTGGATTTAGAAGAATTCTTAGAAGGTCGTATTGACTTTGCAGAATTAATCCAATGCATTACTGAAGGCTATGAAGAAATTCTTTATAAAGAAATTCTACGCCATATGGTAGCATTAAACTCTAACACAATTTTACCTGCTAACAACATCTATAGTGTAGCTGGTTGGAGCCCACGTCGTTTTGCAGCATTACTTGGTATTTCAAGTGCTTATGCAACACCAACAATCTTTACTTCATATGTATTTGCTGCTGAAATGATCCCTGAAGGACATTTAGCAACAGAAAAAATGAAAGAAGAATATAACCGTAATGGTTTCATCGGAAACTATAAAGGTGCTAACATTGTTGTACTACCACACAGCTTCTACAACGAAACAAACGAATCAGAAGCAGTAACATTACCATTAGGTATGGCTTGGATCCTTCCAGATGTAGACAACAAACCAGTTAAAATCGCTTTTGAAGGCGGAATGCAAACTAAAGAAGTAGATTTAGACGACTGGTCTAAAGAAATGCACTTCTATAAAAAAATGGGTACTATGTTGATGGCTAACCCAGCTATCTGTATCTATGAAAATACTGCTCTTAATGAATGGCCTGTAGTCAACGGACCAATTATTAAAGAAACAGAAGGCGATGTTACACCAACATATACACGTTTGGTTTAATATAAAAGTCCAAAGAGGTTCGAGTTTAAGACTCGGGCCTTTTCTTTTGCTCTTTTGGGGCATATTTGTTTAAGTATACTTTAGTTAGTTCTAAATAGATTAGAACAGAGAAAAAGGAGAGAAATAAATATGAATAATTCATACCTAACTATTGATTTTAGTTATCTTGTCGAGGGTTTAAAAGGAGACACAATGATTCCTGTCTCAAACATGGGACGAAAAAGAGTTGCTTATATCATTGAAGAAATTGGAGTAACAAGAGATTTCCGTCAATTCCAAGAAGGTCAGCGACCAGATACTAAAAATATTCCATTCGGAGAACTTTATGCTTTAAGTAATATGCCTGGAGGCATGCAATTAATTTGGGACAATCTAAAAATTGATAGCAATGACGCCCGTCAAGCTTTAGGATTACCATTAGCAGAAGATACTCCAGAAGTAGAATATGACCGAGAAACTGTAGCTAACATTGTACAAAAAGGTACAGAAGATGAAATCTTAGATATGCTAGAGTTCGGCCCTTATTATATTGCAGAATGGATTAAAGAAGAAGCTATTAATGTAGATAGTTCTAAACGTCGTCATTTTATTGGACAAGTTCTACAAATTAATATTGATGCTCTTGAAGAGAACGTTAAATGGGCTGCTGGGGACGAAGATGCTGGACGACTACAATACCAAACAATTAAAGGTATTAAAACTAATACTGCTGCAAGAAGCGCAGGACGTCGTTCAACTGGAAAACGAACAGAAGGTAAAACAAAAACTGGAACAGCAAGCTCAGGGCGTAAGCGCAGAACATAAAAATAAGATAAAATAGAATGGCTGGCTTACGAGCCAGTCATTTTTTTAGGAGGAAAAGGAAATGGAGAATCAACAAGTTGGAACAAGTTTTTTTGAAATTTATTGTCGTTTTTTAGATAAAATCACTGATGATATGTATTTAGAATTAAGTCTTGAAGACACTCTAAAAATTATTGAATCTATTTTTATGGATTCCTTACCAGAATATAGTTATCCAAGATTTAGAATTGGATTATACGATTCAGATATTGTTACCTCTGATGCTTTAGATGAAGAAGGGAATCCAGTTGTAACAGGAGCCTTTGTTGATACCTTAACCAATGAAGAAAAAGATATTATTGCTGAAATTATGTTATTAAATTGGTTAAGACGTCAATTAAATACAACTCGTATTATTCAAATGAGATATTCTACATCTGATTTCAAACAAACTTCACAAGCAGCACATATGCAAAGATTAAATGCAGTTATTTTAGACCAACAAAAACGTATTAAACATAAATTGAATTTATACTCTAAACGTAAAATTGATAAAGATGGTTATATTGTTCCTAATGCGGATAATCTTTCTGGAGTTGGTCCACGTGCTCGAGATATTATTATCACACAGTTAGGAGTTGTAAAACGTCATGACTAATACGGAATTTAAAAATGGCTTTGGTATTAATGAAGTACCATGGGGAATATATATTAAACAAAAGAAAAATCAAGTATTTAAATTACTACCTCTTAAAGAAGAAAATGGCGAGTGGGAGAAACAGTTACAAACTATCCTACTTGAAATGGGAGGAATAATTAATTTATCTCCCCAAGAGGAAGTGGTTGCTATAACAATTATGGCTAAACTAGCTGGGCTCGAAAATGAAAATGATTTCATGCTATATAGAAAAACAGTATTTGAAATTATCTCGCTCTTGGAGGACTGGAAAAAAGAAAGGAGGTAGTTAATAAATGAAGATCACTGATATTGGCAAAGCAAACAAAGTAAAAGATAATCATGACCATAGAATAGAGAGTGGCTATCAAGTTAAACCTAGTGATCCTGTAGATACAAATACTGCTTGGGACTGTTTAAATAATGCAAGAAAACGTATGGATAGTAGTTTAAAGTTAAATATGCTAGACAAAAGTTTTCAACAAGCGTTAGATTCAGCAGAAGGAACAGAATTGTTTACAGTATGGGAAAAAGGCGACACTGACGTTTGGAAGGTTATACTTAAAAACCAAAAAGATAATTGGCAACAAGATATTAAATATATTAATGCTTTGAATGGAGTCGGTTTTGAAGTAGGTAATACAGTAACTTGGCAACGACTTGGGATTAGATGGTTAATTACATGGCAAGATTATAATATAAATGAATTTTTCAGAGGAGAGATCCAAAAAGCTGAACATGTGGTTAGATGGAAAAATCAACATGGACAAATTCAACAACAGTGGGCTGCAGTTCAAGGACCGATTGAAACTCGTGCTAAATATGAACAAACTAGAGGAAATACTATTGTAGGTCGTCAAAATGATACTGTAGAAATATGGATGGGATCTAATAGTCCTAAAAACGTTAATGATTTAACAAGATATGATAAAATAAATATTAAAGGAAGATGTTGGAGAATTCAAGTAATTGATGATATTTCTAACCCTAATATTTTACGTTTTTCATGCGTTGAAGATTTCAACAATCCGGTAACAGATGATATGGTAGCTTTAATTCCTAATGGTAAAATTGATTTTGCCCCTAACGAAGAAGAACCTAAAGAAAATAAAATTCGTATTGTTGCACCTGCTAAGATTAAAGAAAAATTAGTTAGCAGAGTTTATGCAATTAATGAAGAGACGTCTGAAAAAGTTAAAGGAACATGGGAAATTTCTGGCGCAACCTTTAATAAGGTAGATGAATACGAGGTCGATGTAAAAGGAACGAAAATTGGGAACATAATTACTATAATGTTTACAGACGAAGAAGGAAATTCTAATATAGTAACAGCTAAAACAGTATCTATGTTTTCTTGATAAAATAATGAGTTAAAGGAGAGAATTTTAATATGCCTATTTATGATAGTAAAACCAAAAAAGCTACAAAAGATATGTATATAAAAGATAGATTTATCACAAGCGGCGACAACCTAAATATTATTGCCAATCGTCTTTTAGATAGCGACAGATTAATTAAATTGCTCACTCGCAATGGTTCAGATGTTTTAACAGACGACAGACCTGTTACAGACGAAGAACGAGCTGAAGCAATGAGAACTAATATTGGTGTTATACCAATTATAGATAAAGATATTGAAGTAAATACTTTTATCGCAGTACAAATTACTGATATTGTGCCTACAATACAAGGATTAACATATAATTTTGTGTTTGATATTTTATGCAACACAGAAGTTTGGAATTTAGATGGATATAACCAACGTCCATACTTAATAATGAATGAATTAGACCAACTTTTTTCAAATACTAAGATGAAATCTTTAGGGCCAGCAACATTCTTAGGAGCAACTAGCTTGAAAATTAATGAAAAAATGCTTGGTTATACTATGATGTTTTCATTTTCGGAAATACAATAGTAATGGATATTTTAACAAAAGTTGCTGGCACAGACTTTTATTTTATACCTTTTGCTACATTAATTCATCAACCAACGATAAAAGAAATAGCTTTATTAGGAGAAAGAACTCTATTTGATGCCTTAGCAATCTTTGCGGGTTCTTCTCCAGATTATTTTAAAAAACAAGTACTTAAAGGAATACCCGAAGAAGAACGTGGAGCAACAGAAGTTGAATTAAATTATACGATAACATCAGAGCTAGATGTTTTTTATAAATATTGTTTGGGAACTCAAGAAAAAAGAGTAATTGAATCCTTTTTATTTTTAATTTTTGAATCATTACGAGGAGTAAAATTTATTCCCATAGGAGAAACAAAAATGTTGCTTCAACTATCTTTTGTAGATATTCTTAGCAAAGAAGAAAATAAAATAAATACTATTACTCTTGATGCAGAAAATTTCTCAGAATTAAAAGAAACTATTTCTGATATGTTTACTTATCAATCAGAAGAAGATCAAGAATCGAAACTAAATCCTGCTGGAGAAATGGCTCAAAAAATTGCTGATAAAATGGCTGCAGCAGCAGAAAGAAGAGCTAAAATTTATGGGAAAAACAAGGCTAAAAAAGATGAAGAATCTGTAATAGGAACAATGGCTTCAATTTTAGCTACGAGTGATGGTATACCAATAACAGAGGTCTTAAAATTAACATTTCCGCAGGTTCTTATTCAGTTAAATCGAACACAAATGTTCCAACAATATCGTACACAGATTACACTTGGGGCTTTTGGAGGTTTAGAAGCAGATGATGTAGTAAACTGGCAACAGTCAGTTTAATTTTACTATCAAAACTTTATAATACAAGCTTGGTTTTTTCTAGATGTATTAGGGAATATAATTCCAAGAACAACTCATATAAGAGGAGGAAAAACAAATGAATGAAAAATTTGGCGTTCGAGAAATAGTAGACGTAGTATTTAAGGCTAAAAGTGCTATGACTGTTGGTAACACTAAGTATAAAAAAGGTGAACCAGTTATCTACTTTGACTCAGCTAAAACTTCAACTTTGGAGTCTACAACTGCTACTGTTTACGCTCAAGGTGGACGTGGTAATGCTCGTTTACTTGCTTGGGAAGGTGACAAAACAGTTACTTTCAACTTTGAAGAAGCTCTATTATCAACACGTAGTTTTGCATTGTTATCAGGTGGTAATTTAACAGAAAATACTCGTGTAAATATGCACGTTACAGAACGTGTAGAAGTTACAAAAGCATCTATCCAATTGGGAGAAAAAACTGCTGCTGAAGTACCAGTACTTGATTTAGCTCCATATCTACCTAAAAATGGACAAATTTTAAGTGCTGCAGACCCTACTTTGGTAACAGAAGCTGGAAATCCTAAATACCCTGAAGCTGGTATTTATGTAATGGAACTTAACGAACATGGTGAAATTACTCGTCGTTTTGATGTTACAGCAGGTGCTTTACAAACAGCTCCTTCTACACCAGCTCTATCTACTTTGGCTGAGTCACAACAAGGTGACGATACTGAATTAAATGTAACTAAAAAATTCTATTTAGCAAGTGCTTATGCTGGAGATAGCGCAACTACAGCTGTTTCAGGAGCAAATGCTTTAGATGAGTCTAAAGTTTACTTAGTTGACTTCTATGTAGCTCAACCAGGTTCAAACTTGACAATCACACCAGGTAAATTTGCAGGAAGCTTCTTAATCGAAGCAACAACATTGTTCCGTCGTCAAGCTGATAGCCGCGACTTCCCAGCTCAATTTACTATTCCAAATGGTAAAATCAGTTCTAACTTCACATTCACAATGGCATCTACTGGTGATCCAAGTACATTCCCATTCCAAGTTGAAGCACAACCTGATTATCTTCCATTTAACAAAAAATGTAAAGCATTGTTTGCATTGGATGTTGCTGAAGAACCAATTGGCGAAAATGAGTGCTAATAATTATAAAAGACCTAGTATTTTTGCTAGGTCTTTTTTTTGTAAGTAATTCATATTTTTTATTATTGATAAAGACATACGAGAAAAAGGAGAGAAACATACTATGAGTAAAATATCTTTTAGTAAACTTAAATTAAAGGTTGATGATAGTGTCAACACTGTAGACATTGAAGGTGCAGATGGTACAATTTATGAGATTGAAGTAAAACAATATCTTCCAATTGAAAACAAGATTAAACTTGTTTCTTATGTAATTGCGAAATCTGCGAATGGTGGCGTTATTCGAGAAGATATGTTAGATGCCTACCTTGGTGTAGAATTAGTTAAAGAATATACTAATTTTTCATTTACAGAAAAAATGCTTCAGAATGATGCAGATTTATTTGATGTACTGGAATCTAATGATATTGTAGGCAAGGTACAAGATGCAATGAACCCTGCAGAATTAGAAGACATTATTCGTTATATTAATTCTTATTCAGACCAAATGCAAAAATCTATTCAATCTTCTGTATCAGGATATACTGCTCAAGAGAAAGCTATTGAAGGCATGGTAGCTAAATTTATGAGTGAAATTGTCAGCAACGAATCAGAAACAGTGTCAGATAACTAACATTACACCTTCTTATCACAAGGAGGAATGAGTACGAATGTCTTTATCAGATGTTTTAAATGCGGCTCCTGGCTTGTCAGATTTAACGATTGGAATAGTTGCTATCCTTTTGGTAGTCTGGTTAGTTGGGAAATTTTTAGATAAACAACAAGAACAAACTATGTTACACAATGAACAAATGGACAAAACGTTCAAAATTATAGCAAGTTTTACCGAAACATTATCTGAACTAGTCGCACTTATCCGAGAAGGAAATGAAAAGACAGACAACGTTTCCGATAAAGTTGATGAAATAAATCGTAAGCTAGAACACTTTGAAATTCATGACGAAAAAGAGCATAGCGAGAAAAAACAAGGAGACAGGAACGATAGTTAATCTATCTCCTGTCTCTATTTTTATCCCAAAAGGAGGGGAGAGTATGGCCGATAATCTGCCAAAAATACCTTATACGTTACAAAACATACGAGACTTAAAATTTTATTCTGTCTATAATTTACAGCCTTTACAATCATACTCTTTAAGAGATTTTAATTCAGGCGATACAAAGCATAGAATATATCAAAATTATATTAATGCTTATGAAGCAGATTTTACTTCTAGGGCAGGAATGAATGCCGAAGAATTTTCTAAAAAAGCTGGTCTTCATAGTAAATTAGTTACAGAAAATACGGATTTTATTAAAAATTTTAAAATAGCACAAAATAATTTCAGTATAAATAATACAGAGTTAAACAAATATGTTAATGATTTATTATCTGGAGATTCCGATAGACTACAAAAATTGGCTGGAAAAGAAAAAGAAATTATCAAAGTGTTGGAAAATTGGGCTAACTCAGTTCAAGAATATCTTGATGTACTTTCAAGAGTAGATGATTTATATTATTTTAGAAATATGGATCAAGCTCAGATAAAAGGTTCTATTTCTATGGCAAGTGGAAGAAATATTTCTCAAGCCTTTAGATTGGAACGAAGTGCTATGACAGCGATGCAAAATGCAGACGCTTTAATAGTAGGTTTAAAACAATCTATTGATAAAGTTAATCAAGAAGGATTGTCTGTTAAACAATTATCGAATATGGTTATTACAACTCCTAGTTATGAAGGAGCTAGAGGGCAAGCACCATCAACAACAAAAACATTGGGAAACTTAAAGACAATGGTTGGTTCATTGAGTAATTTAATGGGCTTTGCCTTTGAAGCACAATTAGCAAGTGGTTTGGAGCGCCAAGTCAATGAAGCACTATCAGACATTGCTCTCTTGGGAGGTGCAGAAGGAGTTTCGGTAACATTAAGTGATGGACGACCTTTTAAAGTTAAACAAAGTAAAACAGACCTTAGAGCAACTGTTGAAGGAGTTGACTTAGGTTTTTCTTTAAAGAATTTATCTAAAAATGGTAAAACTAAACGAGTTTCATTAAATACTTCTAATACAAATCAGCTTATTGCTTTAATAAGTAATAATCAAGATTTTCGATCACAGTTAGCTGGGACATTAATGTGGCGTTCTGATTCTATAAAACGAACTAGTGACCAATTAACAATGTTTTTAGCTTCCTTATCTGCAGACTATGCAATTGCAATGGGAGGAAATGATCGTATTGATTATATGGTTTTTAATGACAAAGTTATTAGCTTAGGAGAGTATTATTCAATTATGGAGAAAAGATTATCTCTTAAAATTCATCCTAGTGCTAGTCAGAGTTCTTATCAAAATCAACTTAGAGAGTTGAGAGAACGGGAAATATTAGCTAATATGCCTGTTAAATTTACAACATAGAGAGCAAAAGGAGAGGAATTAAATGGCAAATAATGTAGACGTTGGTTTAAAGTTTAAAACTACCTACGAAGGTCTTGATGCTGGTAAACAGGACCTAAAAGAGCTAAAAAACTTAATGGACTCCATTGGTAAGGATGGAGTTAAACTTAACTTAAAAGATGGAGAAATTGAACAAGCTAAACTACAAATTTCAGCTTTAGAGCGCTCAATTAGAGAAGCTGAACAAAGTGGTGGAGATTTTGGTAGAATTTTCCAGTCTAATTTAAATGCAGTACAAAATGAAGCTAAACAAACTGCAACTAGTGTTTCAAAGGTAGAGAAAGAAATTAAATCTTTAAACCAAACATCTAATAATGGTGGAGGATTTAAATCTATCTCTAATGCTGCTCGTTTAGCAACAAAAGAAATTCAAGGAACAACAGGTCAAATTGACCAGTTACGAGTGAATTTACAACAAGGTATGGGACAAACTATTGCTTTTGGTGCTATTGGGGCTGTAACAGGCGCAGTAACCGATGCTTTAAATGTAACAAAACAATTAGATGAAATTTCAACAGATATTAGTATTGTTTCTGGTAAAACTAGAAAAGAAATGGAAGGATACCGTGATGCTGCTGTAGACGCTGCTGATGCTTTGGGGACTACGACAAAAGATTATTTGGACGCTTCCTTAATCTTTGAACAACAGGGTGGTCAAGCAGCTTATTATGCAAAAGAATTGGCAGAAGCTACTGTAACAGCTGCTAATATTTCTAACGTAGCAACAGATCAAATGTCTGAATATCTTACAGCTACAATTAATGGTTTCCAACTATTAAAAGAAAAAGGTGGAGAAGCTGGTACTTATATTACTGATGTAATGGCTAAATTAGGAGCTGCATCTGGTTCCGACCTAGCTGAAATTGCTACAGGTTTAACACGTACTGCTAATACAGCAAAGGACGTTGGTTTTGAATTTGAAGAAGTAGCAACAATGATTGCTACCGTTTCTGAAGTAACTCGTCGTACACCAGAAACAATTGGTAATGCGTTCAAATCAATGCTTACTTCATTCACCCAATTACGTGAAGCTGGAGAAGATGAAGTAGAAGCTTTCACAAATAAAGTTCAAGAAGCATTTAAACTTGGCGGAATTGAAGATATTTCTTTATTTGATAATGGGAACCTAAGAGATGCTGCAGATATCTTTAAAGATATTGCTGCTCGTTGGCAAACAATGAATAAAGAACAGCAATCTTTAGTTTCTGAAGCTGTTGCTGGTAAGTATCAAGCAGAAACTTTCCGTGCATTTATGAATAACCAAGAGCGATACAATCAATTACTTGGTGAGGCTTATGATTCTGCTGGAACATCTGCACAACAACAATTAGTATATATGGACTCTTTAAAGGCTAAAGGAGAACAACTTCAAAATGCTTGGCAAGGTGCTGTAAATACAGTTGTTGACTCAGATATGTTTAAGGGTGTTTTGGAAGACGCTACTAATTTCTTAAAAATTATTGGTGACGCAAAAAGTGGACTTGGTGGTTTAGCTACAGCAATCGCTCCTATTATTGGTATTGGTGGACAAATGTTTGGTGCCAACCAAATTGGGGAACTGTATTCTAATAATAGATTAAATAAACAAGCTAAAGAAATTACAGCAAGTTTAGAAAAATTAAAGGTTGCTCAAGAAGGTAATTTGACAGCTCTACAAGAAGAGTATAAATCAGCAGCCCAAGTAAATCAAATCATGTCTACTCTTGGACCAGAAGCTGCTAAAAATTACGAAGAAGTAACTAAAGAGATTACTAAACTTGACGAAAAATTAAAAGATATTCCTAAGAGTGCAGAAGAGGTAAAAGCAAAAACTGAAGAAGCTGCAAAATCTCTTACTTTAAATGGTTATTATAAAGGCGTAGATGAAAAGAATGTTACTAGAGCGGCTAAAGGTTTAGAAAGTGAAAAAGACCCTCGTATTTTAAGTAATATTAATGAACTTAATAAAGCTAGGGAAGCTTTACAAAAAGCACAACAAGTGTCTCTTGACCAACTTTCTACTTTAGAAGGAAAAGTTTCATTATTAGATAGAAGAGCATCAAGTTCAATTAAAAAATTACAAGAAGAGCTTGTCATTTGGGAAGATGATTATAGAGGGGCTCTTTATGAAAATAAAGCTTTGGCAGACAAATTCTCTGCGGATATTGATAAAGTTAGAGAAGGAATAGATCAACAATATGATAGCTATTCTGGACTATTGAAAGTTCGTAAAGAAGCTAAAGCAATCGAAGATCAAATTAGAGATAGTATGAAATCACAAGAGTATGAAGCTCTTGACAATGTTTCTAAAGCTCAAAAAGAACTTGAAAATAAAGCTAAAAAAGTAGTATTAGAAGAACAATACACTAATGAAATGAAAGAACAAAATAAAATTATTGCTGATAGAACAGTTTTAGAAAATAAAGCTCAAAGTACTGCTCAAATTGCAAAACGAACAGACCTAATTCAAAAAGGCGTTAGAGGAATGAGCTTAGCTTATAGTACACTAGTTCCTATTATAGCTACTTATAATTCTGTTCAAGAAAAAAGTATTAGTAAACAAGACGGTGTAATTGCAGGTTTACAAACTACTTCAGCAATGTTAATGGCATCTATGAATCCTTGGGGTATGGCTGCTGGAGCTGCTGCTGGAGCGTTCTCACTAATGGTTGATAAATTTGATTTATTCAAATCTCGTGGAGAAAAAGCAAAAGAAGTTAATGACCAATTAACTAAGACTTTTATGTCTCTTCAGGAAACAGTTAGTGGAAACATTTCTAACTTAAATGATATTGCAGATACCTATAAACGTTTTGAAGGTGTTAATGCTGAAGCATTTATCAATAATGCGCCAGATCCAAGTGACACAGAAGCCTTTGAAAAGTATAATAAAAATCTAGAAGATTATGATAATTTAGCTGGCAAAATTGCTCAAACAAATCCAGAATTAGTCAAAGGTTACGATGATACTGGTAGAGCAATTATAGATCTATCTAAAGATTTTGAAACTTTAATGGAACAACAAAAGACTGCTAGAACTGATAATTATCAAATGCTTTCTGCGAACAGAAATTCATTCATTGTACAACAAGTATCTGATTTACAAAATGCTAAATCTAGCATGAATGATTATTCTGTTGAAGTAGCTAAACTTACCAAAGAACTTGAAAAAGCTAAAAAACAAGGCAAAGGTGAAAAAGTAGATGATATTCTAAAAGATTTAACTAATGCTCAAAATAAAATCTCAGAAGTACAAAAAACTTTCAATGAAACTAAAGCTAATATTCAAAGTAGTATTGTAGTACCGTTTAATGAAGCAAATGATGAATTTAATAAATTGGTTGATAAAACTCCTGAACTAAAAGAAGCATTTGAAACTTTTTCTGATACTTATATGAACTCTAATTTCTTGGCAGGAATGGCATCTGAGAATGATGAAGAAGGAATGAAAAATCTTGTTCAAAATATGGGTCTTATTAAAGATAAATTTACTGAAATAGCTCAACAAGATCCTGGAAAAGCTCAAGAATTCTTAGATAAAATTGCCAAGTCTAGTGAATGGGCTAAATTAGCCTTATATGATGTTCAAGGGAATATTGAAACTCTACAAGAAAAAATGTCAGAAGCCGCAGATCCAATTACAGATGGCGCACAATCTAGAGCATTAAGTTTTGTAGATAAAGTAATTCCTGAAAAAGATGTTGAAAAAGCTCAAAAACGTATTGGAGAGCTTGCTTCAGACCTTGAAGAAAAAGTTGAAGACGCTAATAAAATGAGGTTTGATTTTTCTAAGGCAGAAGGCGCTGACTTTACTGGTGATAGAAAAGAAATCGAAAATATTAATGATAAAATTGAAGACTATGATAAACTTCAAGATGTTATGTCTGATGTTTCTGAACAGTATTCTAGAACATCTAGAACAGTCGAAGGTTTTAATGAAAACTTAGGTCACGTTGGAGATATAGATGCTGCAATGCAAGCATTGGATCAACTTCAAAAGAATGGTTTGGACGACGGCCAATTAGAAGTATTAAAACAAAAATTCCCAGAACTAGAAAAATCTATGAGGGAATCTGCTGAGAAAGGTACAGAAGCCTTTAAACAAAATGCTTCAAATTTATATGATATCTTGTCAGAGGAACATGAAGCTGCTATAACTGGTATGGTCATGAATAATGAGCAGTTTTATGGAGTATGGATGCAAAATAATTCTAAGACAATTAATAAAATTGCTGAAGATTATGGCATTGATGCATCTAACTACCAAACGTTGGCTGAATATAAAAATGCTCTACAGTCATTAAGTCTTGAAAACCTACAAGTTATTGCAGGAGAAGAAATAAAAACAAATAATGAAAAAAATAAAGAAATTTTAGCTGGAGAAGCTAAACACTTTACCAACATGATTTCTTTAACTGATATTTGGTCTAATTCAAATCTGACTTACTCCCAAAAACTTGTAGCTTCATTTTTAGATGCTTTTGACGGTATGGCTAATGGGTTCAACCAAATACTTGCAAATATGTCACAAACTTTATTGAATTGGCTGAATTGGGCTCACAAGACCATTGGAGATATATTAGGAAAACTTTTTGAAAAACTTCCAAAAGGCATAAGAGAAAAATTAGGTCTTGATAAGGTTGATGATTGGGGCGAAGGTGGAGCTCCAGATACAGTTTGGAATAAATTACCTTCTTCTAATCTTGCTAAAAATTATGTAGATAAAAAGAATAAAGAAGCTCAAAAAGAACAAGAGAAAAAAGATTCTTTAATCCAACAAATTCTTGAAGGAGAATTCAAGAATAAAAACGGTCTATCAAATGAAGACTTGATGAAAAAGTTAAACCTTGATAAACCACAGTCATTAGAAGGTCTGAATGGTGTCCCTAGAGACCCAGAAAACAAAGATGTTGAAAAAGATGGCAAAATTGAAAAGGAAGACAAAGATAGTAAAAAAGATGTTGATAATTTAGAATTAGAATTAGATAGATATTATAAATTAGATCATATCTTAAGTGAAATTGAAAAACGTTATTCTGAATTATCAGATGCTAAAGATGCTGCTTATGGAAATGATAGATTAAATATCATGAAGCAAGAAGAGCAATTATTGGCTCAAAAAGCAGGGGTATTGAAACAATATACGGCTGAATTAAATAAAGAGCAAGACGAGTTAAGAAATAAACTTGCTTCTCAAGGATTTACATTTAGCGCTAATGGCGATATTGATAATTTAAATCAAAAATTAACTGATTTACAAAACGCCGCAAATTCTAAAACCGGAGACGCTAAAGAAGACGCAATTGATGCTGTTAAAAAGATTCAAGAAGAAGCTTCACGTTACCAAGATATTACATTTAATTTAATTCCAGATAAACAAAAAACATTAAATGAAATTAAAAAACAACTTTCTGAAATTGCTAGAGAAAGAATTGAATATACTGTTAAACTTAGAGTTGACAAAGATGAATTCAAATCTGATGTTTTAGATGTTGTTAAAGAAATGCAAGATTCTTATGCAGACCTTGATGAAAAAGCTCAAATCGTCGGCAAAGAAATGAAACAAGCTTTAGATAACGTTTCTTATTGGCAGTCTATGATGAATCAAGTTAGAAATGATCGTGGTTTAACAGATTCTGATAGACAAGATTTATTACAAGAATATAATAAAAACTTGCTCGACGCAGTTTCAAAAGCAAGAAGTGGTTATAAAGAATTATTAGAAGTACAAGCTGATTTTGTTAAACAATCAATTGAAGCTATTAATAAAGTCAATGATAGATATGATAATTTATTTGAAAAAGCTGGGCAACTGGCAGCTAAAACAGAAGAATTATATGGTACAAAAGCTTATGGTAAAATTGTTGGTTATTTCGATACCCAAGAGAAGGCGATTAATGGTCAGGTTAAGAACCTTCAGGAAGCTCAACGTAGAATGATTAAATATCGAAATTCTGTTAAACAAGGATCAGATGCTTGGAATGAGGCAAATGATGCTATTAACGAAATGGCTGATTCAATTAGCGACGCCTTATTGAAAAAACTTGAGTTAGCTCAAAAACGTTTTGAATTATTTACTCAATCAGTTGAGGATGGATTCCAAAAAATGTTTGGTACTTGGGGATTAGATGGAGTCATTGATGATTTTGATAAACTTACTGAAAAACAAGATAAATATTTCAGCAACTTTGAAAAATTTACAAATATCAGTAGCAAAATCAAAGAAATTAACGATGAAATTGCTAAAACACAAGACCCTAAACGCGCTAAAGAATTAGCAGACTTTAGAGATAAAGAATTATCCGCTCTCTTGGCTCAAGATAAAGTTTCTCAAGATGATTATGATCGTGCAATGAAAATGTATGATATTAAACAAAAAGAACTAGCTTTACAGGAACGAGAAAATGCAAAACGTACAGCTCAATTAGTTCGTGATGCTAATGGTAACATGACTTATGAATATGTTAGAACTGAAACAGAAGATTTATCAAGTGAAATCGCAGACTTACAGAAACAAAAAGATGAATTATATGCTTTTGATTCTGATAAAGTGAAAGAATCTGCTAAAGGTGTATTTGATACCATTTCTAAATATCAAGATAAAATAAAAGAATTACAAGATAAAGGGTTAGATCCTGCAGAATATAAGAAAGAGTTACAAAAACTTCTTGATGAAGCAGAAGATGAAATTAAAGATAAAACTAATGAAATGAATAAATGGTTAGAAAATGCTGGAAAAGATGGATTAAGTAATCTACAAGGTATGGTTGCAAATGGTACTATCACACCAGATCAACTAGGGGTAGATAAAAATACGTTATCAAGTATTTTCTCAGCAATGAAAGATGGTACTTTAACAGTTCAAGATATGTTAAGCGGAGACTTTGATGATTTTGCAAATTCTATTGGTATGACAGCCGATCAACTTAGTGGCACAATGGATAAATTATTAGAATTAATCTTAGGAGATAACCTGGATATTGCAGAAGCAATGATGGATGCAAGTAATAAATGGACTTCTACTGCTCAACAAAATGTAAATAACTTAGGAAATGCTTATGCTGAGTATATGTCTCAAGCTACAAAAGTTTTAAATGACTATAGCAGCTCTACAGGAAGATTAAATGATTTGTTAAATCAAACAAATCAAGCTTCTCAACAAGTTATTTCAACTATTGATAAACAAACTCAGGCAATGCTAAGAAGTCAAAGACAAACTGATGCAACATCCAATAGTGTTTTAAATCTTCAAAACAGATTAATTGGTTCAAATGGAAATTCAGGACTGTTTGGTTCAATGGTTCAATTGCAACGTACTATGAATGAGCAATTACAGCCTTCAATGGTAAATACTGGTAAACAAACTGATATATTAAGTGGAAAAACTTATAATTCAGCAGTAAAATATAATGCAATGGGAAATGAAGCTAGATTCGCTTACCAACGAGTTAACGCATTTAGTGACCAACCTACAAAAGTAGCAATGTCAAATATTGATAGAATTACTGGTAAAACCAATAATACTGCTGGAGCATTTAGAAATGTTAAACGCGATGCAAACGAAGGTAGAAATAGTATTATTGACTTTAGTTCAGCAATCAGCACTTTAGCTGGATATGGCTCTTATAAAGTTTCTGGAGGTTCTACTAAAAAAGCTGCATCTTTAGATAGTGGTGGTTATACAGGAACGTGGAGCAATTCAACAAATAATGCTGAGGGTAGAATGGCAATTTTACATGAAAAAGAATTAATTCTTAATAAAGAAGATACAAAAAATATTTTAGAATCAGTTAAAATGCAAAGAGGACTAATGGAATCTATTAAGGGCAGAGGTTCTTCTGTAAAAAATAGTATTCAAAACATGAGTTCTAATATCTCTAATATTCAAAATAGTAACAGAATGAGTACAGTTGAACAAAACATTACTCTTTCACCAAACTTCCCTAATGCTAGAGATCGAAGTGAAATTGAAGCAGCGTTTGAAGGCTTATTAGGCAAAGCATCAACTTATGTTGGAAAGAAATAGAATATAAAAACTAGGGGCGGAAATACGACTATTTTCGCCCTTTCTTTTTAATCTCAATAGGAAAAAAGAGAAAAAGGAGCTGACATGATATGGATAAAAGCCAAGAGCTTTTTGATGCGATTCGATTAATTGCAAGAAACGAAATAGAAAAACAATCATCTACAGATACTGTAATTGGTACAGTAATTGAACGTGTTGAATCAAGCGACGCTTATAAAGTTTCTTATCAAAATATTGAAATTCTAGCAAGTTCTATGGGCGGACGATATAATGCTGGAGATTCTGTATATGTAATGCTTCCTAAAGGAAGATTAGATGGGGTTAAATTTATTATTGGTAAAACCAATGATAGAACTCCGACTATAACAACAAATGCAAATGGACTATCTGATTCTACTCTTGGTATGATTCAGGATATTATTAACAATTTTAACGATTTAATTTCAGATAATAAAATTACTCCAGTAGAAAAACAATCTTTACAAGTTCAATGGGAACAAATTAAAAAGTCTTATCAAGAGATTTTAAATAATTCTGCACCTTATCCAGAAATTGATTTAACTGGTTTAAATTCTAAATATAAAACTTTAGAATCATTAATGAATGTTATTTTAGGAAATATGGAAACTACTACAGAGGTTGATGGAAATACAGTAAGACAAGTTTTGTCTAATTATTTAACTGAAGATACCTCGGTAAGAGTTTTAATCCAAGAGGCACTAAGAAATGAAATTACTTATAAAGCTGATATTGTTTCAACAAATGGCGAGAGTTTTAAAAATGGTGTAATTAATACTATTTTACAAGTAATTGTTATGAGAGGTAAAAAAACTATAACTTCATCATTTGAACCAGAAAATATTAGATGGTATAAAATGAAAGATGATGGTTCTATTTTACCTAATTGGTCTAGGACTGGTAAAAGTATTCCTATTACATCAGAGGATGTTGACATTAAACAAGTATTTGTGGTACAATTATATGTAGAAGAAGCAATGGTAGCACAAGATACAATAACTATAGTTGATTTAAATGATATAGAAAATATTAAATTAAGTTTAACTCCTAAATTAAGTAGAACTCAAACGTTTGACCCAACCACTAAAAATATTATACCAGATTATACTATACAAAATCAAGTCATTCAAGCCAAGACTCTAAAAGGAGCGGATGATATTACTTCTTTAGTAACACATAAATGGTATTATAATGGAGAATTAATTACCAATGATGGTAGGTTTGAAATTCAAAACAACGCTTTGTTTATAAAAAGAAATTTAATGGATTCAGAAAATCCTACAATGATGATTGATTGTAAAGTATCTTATTATAGCGAAGAATATAATTTAACGCTTGAGGATTCTTTGTCTTTAGACTTCTCTTATGTATCTAATGGGGAAGATGGAGAGGACGGAAAGAATGCTCTTTTAGTTAACGTTCTTCATCCATATGGCACAACTATCAAGAATAAACAACAATCTCTTCTCTTGGTGTCATTACAAGCATATTTTGCTGATAAAGATGTTCTTTCTTTATTAAGCAATAGAAAATGGTTTTATGCAGATGAATCAGTTAATTCTTCTAGTCCTTATTATGATAAAGATGGTGGAGTAGGCTGGTCTTTAATTAGCGAGACAAATAATTTGAATGGAGCTTTAAATGGATATGATACAAATATCCTATCTATTTCTGGAAATGGCTTTAACGGGAGCATTTCTATCAAGGTGGTAGCTTATTTTGAAGAATTTAAAGGAGCTGCAACAACTACTTTAATTGATTCTACCGATCCAATTACAGGAGTTATCTTGGGCAATACGCAATTAAAAAATGGTGAGCCAACTTCATTACAAATAGAAGCTTATTTAGGACAAATGAAAATAACAGATACTTCTAATTACACTTTTGTGTGGAATTTAGAATTGGTAGATAATAGTTCTAGAATAATTGGTCCAATGGAACCTTTCACTAAAACGACAGTATGGCCCAAATATGGAGAATCTATTATATTAGAATGGGGAGATATCCCTGAAAACGATAATGTTTATGTAACATGTAAAATATATCGTAATGAGTAAATAAATATAGAGATAAAGGAGGGGACAAAATGGCATTAACTCAAGTAGGTACAGCGTCTGCTGGTATTTCAAAAGTAATTGATGGACAAAGTCAATATATATTCTGGAGATTTTCAGCAAATCCAGATGGAAATCCTATGACAGAAAGACCAACAGAAGATACAAAATATATGGGGGTTTATACAAGCACAAAAAATAAACCTTCTGAGAACCCAAGTGAATATATTTGGACCAAAATTAAGGGTGAAGATGGTTCAGATGGACAAAATTCTTATAGTGGTATCTTAACTGATGAATTTATTGCCGTTAATACAGATGCAAATGGGAATAATGGTAATTTCTCTAATGCTAGTACGTCAATTATTTTGTTTGAAGGAACAAGAGAAAATACATCAGAATGGGATATTTCTGTTGAAGTAACTACAGGAATTCAAGGAAGTTTAAGTTCTTCAAAGGACACTTATAAAGTGTCAGGAATGACTGTAGACTCAGGAGAAATAACTTTTATTGCTAGGTATAAAACAACTACTTTGACAAAAGTAGCTAAGATTGCAAAAGTAAAACAAGGTACTCCTGGAGAAGATGGAGAGAGTCCATACAATGTAGAACTTATATCATCAAACGGTCTAATTTTTAAAAATGGGGTAATTTCAACTATTATTCATGCAATCGTTTTTAAAGGAAATGAAAATATTACTGATTTATTAGACGCAAATCAGTTTAGATGGACCAAAACAAATGCTGATGGATCGCCAGATTTAATATGGAATGCAATGCATGCTGGTGGTACAAAAAGCATAATAATTGAAACAAATGATGTTAATAAACGTGCAACGTTTAGCTGTGACATTATTGAAGACATAAAGGAGATGGAATAAATGGCAACAATTTCAAGCGGTCAAATTACAATTATTGATTTGTATGATGCTCCTGCATTAAATGCGTGGATTTCAGCAAGTCAAACAACAACTCAAACATACAACAATACAACTAACTCATATTCACCTAATTTTGGGTCCTCTGCACAGGTTTTAACACTTAACTTAACAAAAGCAGGTGGAACAGGAAGTTTGATTGGTTCCGCCGTATCAAATGTTAAATGGAAAAAGACAGTAGGGGCAACAACTACTGAAATAACTTCTACAACAGATACTGATAGTGAGTATAAGGGCGGTGCATCAAACAGTGTATTAACAACAAAAATAAACGTTCCAACAACAAATAATGCTGTACGTTGGACAGTTGAAGGAATATATACAGACCCAGATACTTCGCTACCAATTACTTTTCAAGCGACTATCGACATTACTCTTATTCAACTAGCTAAGGCTGCGGTAGTAGCAGTTTTGAGTACACCTAATGGAAATTACTTCCGAAATAATACGCCTTCTAGTCTGAAGTTAACTGCTGATGTTTATAAAGATGGGGATTTAAGCAATGGCTCTCGAAAATATAAGTGGTTCGCAGCAGATTCAAGCGTTTCAACATCTCAAGATCCTGACGCTGGGATTGGTTGGAGAAAAATTACAGCAACTACAGGAACATCAGGAGCTGTCGCAAGTTCAGGATTTGATACTGCAGTTACAGTTCAAGGAGTTCTAACGGTCTATCCAGATGCAGTAACAAATGGACAAACATTCCTATGCGTCGTCACAGATAATGCTGGAGGAACTTCTGGAACTAAAATGAAGCAGTATGCAACCTTGATGGACATGGACGACCCAATTATGGTGGTTATTGAGTCCTCCGGAGGGAACATTTTGAAGAATGGCGTAGGATCGACTACTTTGAAAGCACGATTGTATCAGAATGGTGAAGAAATCGATTCGGGCGGTACAGGTTATACCTATAAATGGTCTAAGTGGCAGAATAACGCAATGGTGCCAAACTTTGGCGGCGCAAGTAATGCCTACAAAACTGGAAAATCGCTGTCAGTTGGAAGCGCTGATGTAGACAATACAACAACGTTTAAAGTGGAGGTAGAAAACAAATGATGAACTACATTGCTTATATCATTTTAAATAATGAACGAACAAAAATTGAATTTAATACAGATGGGAATCCTATTGAATATCTATGGACTAAGTATGGCATGGATACGTATATTGAATCCCTTGAGGAAATTAAAGAAGAGGGTGATTAGATGACTACAGTTTCACGTGGTGAAATCACTATAACAAACGTTAATGATGGTAAAAATCCATACTTCCACACTGCTTATGCGTGGAGTGCTGATGGGACTGACAGGTTTACGACTGTGTATCCTAAAGAGAACCTTTGGGTACAGTCATCAAGTACAAGTGGCTATATAAACGCAACCGACGGAAGTGTCAATGTAGCAGACTCTGTACAAAAAGAAATTGTTTCTACTTTTGTTGAAATCAATCCACTTTTACCATATTGGATACAATATGAAGTTGATTTAAAGATTGGACAATATGGATGGTTCGGAATTGGTTTTTACGATGCTAATAAGGTGTTCATTGACCGTCCTGCGTGGGCAAACAAAGCTGTAACTAAAGATGAGACAATCTCTGTATCACAAAAAATCAATGTCCCAAGTAATGCTAGGTTTGCTCGGATTAGTTTTAGATCATACGGGAATGCAAGAACTAAATTTGAACAATCTGACATAGCAACCATCTACACACCATCACCTTCTGATGACTACACCAACGCCTATCCGACATACATTGGGACATACTCTGATTATGAACCTATGGACAGCGAAGATCCCGCAACGTACACATGGAGCAGACTGGTAGGCAATGATGGTGCAGAAGGTAAGACACCATACTTCCACACGGCTTATATTAACAGCACTGACTTCGGTGCTTATGATTATAGTGGAAATCCTAATTTAATGGCAAATATAAACGCTGACAACTTCTCGCAAGGTACTGGGGCGTTATCCGTTGTTGATGATGGTGACGAGGTAGTAGTCACGCTTGATCCAAACCATAAATTAGAGATATTCAAAGCGAAAAGTCAACCAGCCCTAGTAGAGGGAAAAACATATACCATGAGTGTAGAAATTATGTTAGAAGATGATTTCACTGGAGACCCTAGTAAGATATCTCTAAGATATATTAAAATGCCCAGCTGGTTAACAGCACTAGCTACGCCTTATACATTAACTGATACTAAGGGTGTATGGCAAAAACTAACTGTTACCGCTAAAATGACTACTGCGATTGATAACGCTGAGAGTTGGTTTATATTTCTACAAAATAAAGACGTTAATAACAGCCTATCTGGCAAACTACGTTTGAGGCACGCTAAAGTTGAAGAAGGTTTAACTGCTACACCATATCAACCTAATCTACTGGGTTTCCCATGGTACTTTAGTACTGTTTCTTTAGGTAAAAATTTGATAACGAATGCCAAGTTTCCAATTATAACACCAAACAATCCTATTTCTGGTTTTGATATTTCAGAAGAATTAATAATAGGTGAAACGTATACGGTATCTTTAAAAGGTACTAAGCCAGCCAATAAAGAATTTCACTTATACTACGGAGAGGCAAATTACCAGCAGTCGCAGTCACAGTATCAGGCAACTTTACTTCCTGTGGAAGGATTAACAGATGTGTGGAGTGCCACTTTTACAGCCAGAAATACTAGTGAAATGACAAATTTACTTAGAGTAGCATTATGGCAAAAACCTAATTCTGCAACATATAATACTGTTCAAATTGACTGGATCAAGATTGAAAAAGGTGACACACGTACACCAAATATTGATTATTACAAGTACCTAGGAAGTTACGTGAATTTTGACCAGGCTGATTCGCCAAATCCTACTAAATACTCTTGGAATTTAATTAAAGGATCTGACGGCGAACCTGCAAAAACGTTAATTTTATCGGCTTCTTCAAATACTGTTAAAATTAATCAAGATTCTTCTATCCAATCAGATACTATAACTCTTCAAGCCAATATGCAAAATATGGTAGGAACTGCTACTTTTAGCGCCATTCCATATATTGGAACAACACCACAAACAGCAATAACATTGGGCGGAACAGGAAACGCAAGAACATTTTCTACTTCCTCTTGGAATAAAAATTGGACTTCTTTGGTAGTTACTGCTATGTTTGAATCGTTTATTGATAAACAAACAATTATTTCTGTTAAAGAAGGTAAGGATGGTACTGATTCAATAACTGGGTTATTAACAAATGAATCTGTAACATTAGCTGCTGATAAGAATGGCACTGTTGAGAGCTTCTCTGAGACTTCAGGAACGTTTAAGGTGTTCGATGGATTATCAGATGTTACTGGTAAAAACGTTGCTTATACATTAAAGAGCAGCTTAGGAGGAACGTTTAATATTAATGCTTCTACTGGAGTATATAATATGACTGCAATGAGTAAGGATTCTGCTACAGCAACCTTTGAAGCTACTTATAAAAATATTAAAATTGAAAAAATATTAAATGTAGCTAAATCTAAAGCAGGGAAAGAAACATATACTTATACAAAATATTCTAATTCAAAAGATTTTGGAAATTATGATTATAGTGGGAATCCGAATATTGCGCCAGTCATTAATGATGAAAATGTAAAAGCGCTAAATACTATGACAAACGTCACAAATAAAGTAACATACGCTACCGCTAACAAAATAGGTAATGAATTAACTGTAGGTATAGGTATGATTCCATGGTCAAGATATGACTTCCCGCCTTTAACAGTAGGAAAACAATATACTTTAACTATTCCTATAAGGATAAATGAAGATTATACAGGTGATATCTCAAAATTATTCATTAGAATTAGATGCACAAATCCAGACGGAAGCGTCTTAGTCAATACAAAATTACTACCAGATACCACACCTAAGGGTGAGTTTGTAAATATTTCAACTACATTCACCGTTCCATCAACGGTTCAAAATTCAAATAATTGGTATTGTCAAGTTGGTACTGTAAATTATAACTCAGCCACAGGTACGGTTGATATTGGCTATGCGGTCAAACTAGAAGAAGGGTCTATGGCTACACCGTTCCAACCAAACTTACTAGATGATCCTTACTGGATAGGTAAAGCTCCTTTGGGTGAGAATATTGCAAATAAAGGTACGACGTTCCCAATTAAAACTAGCGCGCACGAAATATACAGAGGAAACATGACAGAAGAGCTTGTGATAGGTCAAACTTATACCATCACGCTTAAAGGAACAAAACCGTCAAGTCAAACCTTTACGGCGTATAATTCTTGGACCGTTAACTTAGGAGACCTAAAACCAGTTGAGGGATTGACAGACGTATGGTCTCTGACATTCACGCCAACGAAACTCGAACCAGGTTCGCCTAAAGACCTTCATGTTTTTCAGATGCCAAAATCGACGATAGGCACATGCCAAATTGACTGGCTCAAGATTGAAAAAGGCAACACCCGAACTCCAAATATTAGTGAATATAAATATATGGGGATATATGTTGGAGGAGAAAGCGAACAACCACATAATCCAACCCAATATGCTTGGAGTCAGATTAAGGGTAACGATTCTACATCTTATTCATTATTATTAAGCAGCCAAGTAATGTCATTGCCAAGAGGGGCAAGTAAACTAGTTCCTGAAAATATTACTGTTTCTGGTATGGCTCAAACAGGTGAAAAATCTATTGGGAACATTAAATCTCGTATTGTTGTAGAAGAAACTACTAATGGAACTACATGGACTACTAAGTATGATGCAGACGCATTAACCTACACTTATACTCCTTCTTCATTAAACGTTTTATCTGCACGAGTTAAGATGTATGTTGCTGGAGCTAAAAATGTACAATTAGATCAAAAGAGTATTAATATTGTCAAAGATGGTTCGAACGGTTCTAATGGTTCAAGTAGTTATACATGGATTCGTTATTCAGAAAATGCCAATGGTAATCCAATGACTACAACACCTAATAGTAAAACTAAATACATTGGTATTGCTATTACCCAAACTTCAACTGCACCAAGCGCCTATAGTAGTTACACTTGGAGTAGAATCAAGGGAAGTGGCGGACTTGTAGCTAAAGTTTATTCTAATGGTGGAACAAACATTGAACAATCTCCAATTCAAATTAATGTAGAAACACAATCTGATGGAGATATAGTAGAACCAAATAAAGTAACATGGTATATGTCAAAAGATTCTTCAGTAGAATGGACAGCAATTACTGCTGGAAATGGAATTACCTTAAATAAAAAATATATAGTTGTTGAACCAGTAGTATTCTTAGAATCAAATTCAATTAGTTTTAAAGCTCAAGTAGAATATAATTCTATGACAGCTTTTGATTACATGACTGTGAATAATAAAAGCTTCGATGCAACGAAACCATTAATTTTACGACAGCCAGCTGCTCCACTTAACCCTTATCCTGGATTATTATGGCTAGATACTTCTAGTGGTAGTGGTGATCCTCTAGACAAAACTAATCCAAGTTTAGTTTATCGTTGGGGTAAATCAGCAGTTGAAAGTGTAATTGGAACTGAATATGCACATTATGCTTATGCAAATACGCCAACTGGATACCAGGAAGATGGTGTTACACCAGACCCAAGTTTTAGTGTTACTTATAATAGTAGCCAAAAACCTATGTATATTGGACATTGCGTAACAGATACGGCGTCAGATCCAACTACTCCTAGTTCTTATAATTGGAAGTCAATCACTACAGAAAATGGTAGCGAAGACGTTAATGGTGCCAAAGGTATTGCACAAGAAAAAATAGAAACAACTTACGTATGGGGATGGGTTGTTCTAAGTGCTTCTGATTTAGAAATGCTCCCATGGTTAAATAATGAAGATGGTTCTACAATTATTGACTGGATTTATCAAATTACCCAAAAAACTTCTGATGATTCTATTGTTCAAACTGTAGTTGGTTCAGAAGATATGTCGAAAGTATATGCTAAAACTGATGCGGTTGACGAACTAAGTAGTGCCAACCATGAATTATCAGATAAAATAGAAGAATACAATAAGCAGATGCAAGATGCTTTTGCTGGAATTGATACAACGTATGTAAACAAATCAGAATTTGAACAAGAGATGAATAAATTCAATTTTGGTATTGATAAAGCTGGTGGGGTTAACTTAATTAGAAATTCAACAGGTTTCCAATGGGAAGATACAGCGCCTAGCGATGAAATATTAACAAATCCTAAATTTGAAGGAACAATCTCAACTACTGGATTAGATAATGGTTGGGTATATAATGACACAGGGATGGGTCAAATAATAGGAGCAGAAAATGACCTTCCAGAATATAAAATTATGCGTATTGGTGGAACTAATTCAAGAACCAAGTATAGTTATAGTAAAAATATTCCTGTTACTCCAGGTCAATTGATTAATATTTCTGGACAAGCTCGTATTCCTAACACTATTGGAGATACTCAACATATTTATGTTTCTATTAGATTCTATGGGGCGGCAAGCGATCCATCAGCTAATTCTGAAGCAGATACAATAGGAGATGGACAAGGTTTTATCTATTTATTTACAGATAAAAAGCACAATGCTGGATCCATATTTGGGACGGATTCTTACACTGTAAAAACAAATAATATAGTCCAAGATATTTGGAGTAATTATTCTGTTAATGTAACAATACCATCTGGAGCCGCTTTTATGAAGATATGTTTGTATAATAGTTCTACAACTGTTACTGACTATTTTGATTTTAGAAAACCTAGTGTAGTTCTATATTCTGGAATGTTTGATTTCTGGCATAAAAATGATTCAGCCAATGCCCAAATTAGACAAATTTTAGGTGACGAATCACTAGAAGAACTTGGTTTAATTGCTGGTTTTGAACTAAAAGGTTTAAGATATAAACTAGACCAAGATATTCTTCTACCTAACCCAAATACAGAATATACTCTAAGCTGGTATGCTAATAAAATTAGTCAATCAGGAACGAGCAAATATTATGTAAAAGTATTAAATACAAAAACTGGAGCAGAAATAGCTGTTTCAGAAGCCTCTGCTGATACTATCGGATACCAACGAATGTCTGTTACTTTTTCAGTAACTAACACAAGTGCAGTTACTATTAGAATTGGTTTAGAAGGAGAAGGAAGCGCAGATGCAACATTATCCGCAGCAGGATTAATGATTAATATTGGTCCTTATCCTCTCTCTTGGCAATCCCATCATGAGGAAGTATATTCTACAAATGTTCGAATTGATAGTAGTGGTTTGAAAGTATTCAATTCTGATTACGATGGATATAATGTTATGACTCCTAGAGAGTTTGCAGGTTACTATCGTAATGGGGAAGTTTATGAAAGAGTATTTACTCTAAATAAAGATACAACGAAAGTTAAAAAATTAGAAGCGCAAGAAAGATTTATGATGAAACCAGTACAAATTGTATCGGTTGACTCTCCAACTATTCAAGGCTGGGCCTTTGTTGGATACAATGGTGAAGATACTGACTAAAAATAAATGGTCATTCCTAATTATTTGGGAGTGACCATTTCTTATTTCCCAAGAGAGAAGAGAAAAAGGAGGAAATTTAATAATGGCAACAAGTGGAGAGAAATATACTGCTTTTGCTCGACATCGTTTAAATTGTAGATGGTCGATAAACCGACAAGATATTGCTGGTAACTATACAATTGTCACCGGTTTTTTATATTTACAATCTATGGACGCTTATGGGGCTATTTCAGCTTCTGCCGTAGGTCAAGCACAAGTTACAATTAATGGACAAAAACAAACTGAAAACGCAACTTCTCAATTAAGTGCGCATCAAAATAAATTATTATTAGCCAAAGATTATCGAGTAGGACATAATAATGACGGTTCAAAAACAACTACTGTTTCTGGAAGCTATTTTGTAAATGTTACATTCGCAGGAGTTTATTATGGAACGATATCTGTCGGGAATTTTAATGCAAGTTTACCTAAAATACCTAGACATAGTTCTTTGAATGCGGTACCAACATTTACAGTTCCTAATGGATGTTCTTTTTCTATTAGTAGACAATCTAATTTTAATCACAACTTAACTTTTTGGGTTCAAAATAGAGCAAATCCTAGCTTATCAGATGATAGTCATTGGACTTATTTAACGAACGTAGATAATGTTGCTACAAGTGGTAAATTTAATTTTACAGACGGGCAATTAGCAACTATTGCACAAAGAATTAAACAATTTGCTGGTAATGGTGGAAATATTTTGGGGAAGGTTAAACTATGGACAAATGGTGTGTCCGGCCTTAGCCAACAACGAACAGTTCAGATTGCTCATCCAGCCCCAGTAACACCTAAGTTAGCAAGCTTTAAGTTAACAGCAGGTAACCAACTTGCTATACAATTAGATAATTTTCAATCAAATGATAAATTTAAATATGATATTACATTTAAGTGTGCAGGTTGGACTAAATCTTGGAGTAATGTAACTACCAATAAAATAGATTGGACTCTAACTCAAGACGAAGTTAATAATATACTTCAAAGATTTACTGGCGCTTCAAAAAATGGTTTTGCTATTGAGGCAAATTCAAAATTAGCAGGGAGCCAATATAGGAATACTGTTGGTTCTAGTGGTTCTGCAGAAGTTGATACAAATACAGCCTCTCCCTTGATAACCGAAGGTTTTTCTCACGAAGACACAAATCAGGTATCTATTGCTATAACAGGGAATAAAAAAATACTTTTAGATAAAAATTCTACTTTAAGAGTAACAGTCCCTAGTTCAATAATAACAACTAGAGATTATGGCAAGCCAGCTAGTGTTGAGGCATCATTTGCAGGAATTAAAAAAACTGTTAATTATGTAGAAGGAAATATGGTTTTAGACTTTGGTATTATTACAGGAACAACAGGAAATCTAACTGTAACAGCTATTGATAGTCGAGGATTAAAAGGAAGTGCTTCTTATGAAGTTACGGTACTTCCATATAATATGCCTGTGATTAACTTTAATGTAAGAAGAAATAATAGCTTTGAGACAGATACTTTAGTTTCAGGTACTTCTATTTGGTCTCCTGTTGATGGAAAAAATAAAATTTTATCTGTACAATACCAAATAAGTGGTTCAGATAAGGTAGATATTCCTTTTACGACAGCAGCAAATGTTTTAAGTATTACAGCGCAAACATTGCCGTTAGATAATTCTCAGTCTTGGACAGTTACAATATTCATTACAGATAAAACTGGAACATATTCTAGATCGTATAATATTACAGAAGGTAAACCCTTAATGTTTATCGATCCAAATCGTAAATCTGTCTCTTTTGGAGATTTTCCGACAACAGGTGAAGAAAGAGGGTTGTCTGGAGTTCTAGAAATAGAAGCAGAAAAATATCATGACACTGGTAAAACAGGAATTCAAATGAATAATAGTGACATTTCAGGATTGAACGGAATATTTTTCTCAAATGATACAATGAATAATTCTGGAGAAGGTTTACATTTTATAAGGTCCGGCAAAGATATCAATTCTCCTAGACACGAAGATTATGATTATATGTATATGAGAGACAATAATTTTTTTGTAAATAGTGATTCAAGACCATTATTTAAGGTAAATGACAACGGATATCAAACTACATCTAGTTTATACTATTACGAACAAAAAATTGCAAGTACTGCCAATTTTGAAGCAGCTTTTATAAATTATTCTCGGTGGGGTCAATTAGTAGTGGCTGCTGTAGGATTTAGTTTATTAAAAGATGAAGGTTGGAAAGTATTAGCTAAGCCACCAGCAGGTTTTACACCATCGAATGGAGGAGCTACTACACTAAGTTCACAGTCATATCGAGGTAATACTGTTGGCATATATGTAAATAGTTCTGGTTTTAACATAGTTCCTGCTGTTGGGGCAGGTAATGCAAAAGGAGATACGTATAGAGGTACGTTGGTATATTTTACAAACGATAATTATCCCGTATAGAAAGGAGAAAAAAATAAATGTATACAGTATATAAAATACTATCAGAGAAAAATGAAAAAGGAAACTGGTATGAAAAATATGATATACCAATTGGCATTCCAGTTCCACCAGACTGTGTGTTGACTCCAATTCCAGGAAATATAAAAAATCCTAAATATGATTTTGTAAAAGATGAATGGGTAGAGGATCAAGAAGCTTTAATTAAAAATTTAAAAGAAGAAAATCAGTCTTTAAGAGAAAAAATAGAACTAAACGAAATGGCATTGGTCGATGCTATTAATATGTTATCTGACATGATTGCTAAACAACCTTAAAGGAGGTGATTATTAATGTATCCATATTTAGCAATTTTTTACGCAAGTCTTATCATCAAAGACCCAGAAGGCTGGAAAGGAAAAGAAAGCCAAATTCCAGCTATGATTCGGGACGATGTTATGAAGCTTGTAGACGAAATGGCAAAAAAAGACGTGCCCGCCGAGTAATATTATTTGGTTTAGGAATGTTAGTAGGTTTTTTACTAGCTCTTCTAATCTTTTAATCTCGGCAAAAAATAAGGAGGAAATAAAATTATGGCAAGTATTGATATGAGTCAAATTCAAGATGTTTTCGCTGCTTTAGTAGCATTTGGTGGTATCTTGGCACCAATCGTATTTTATATTATTCAATTAATCAAACCTTTTATCCCTAGCGATTATACTAAATTAATCGCAGTAGTTTTAGGAGGAGCTATCGGAGCAGTACTAGTGGCAATTGCCCCTGCTCTTGGAATTGTAGGACTTAACTATATTATTGGTGTAATTGGTGGTTTGATCGGTGGTTATATTGCAACTAATCAATTTGACACTGCTGCTAAAAGAGGCTTTGAAAAAGGTTTAGACGAAACTAAAACAGAAAAATAAATAAAATAAATCAATAGGCTGTCATTGTACAGCCTATTTTTTTACATTAAAGAGAGTATTTATAAGGAGGTATATAAATGGCTTTTACAGATGATTTTTTAAAAAAGATAAAAGGTGGAGCTTATGCTAGTTGGAAAAACTATAAGGTCTTACCTTCTGTTGTTGCCGCTCAGGCAGCATTGGAGTCAAACTGGGGTAGAAGTGCGCTAGCAATACAAGGAAAAAATCTGTTTGGGGTAAAAGGAAGTTATAAAGGACAGTCTATTGTTTTTCCTACCCTAGAATGGATTGGTGGGGCATATGTAACTATTAATGACGCCTTTGCTAAGTATCCTAGCTGGGATGTTTCCATTATAGAACATGGTAAATTAATTGGTGAAAGTACTCTTTATCGTAATGCTATTGGGAAAACAGACCCTTCAGACCAAATCATGGCAATTTGGAGTGCTGGTTTTGCAACAGATCCTACTTATCCAAGCAAAGTTATGTCAGTTATTAATGCTAATAATTTAAGAGCATGGGATTTAGATGCTTTTTCTGGTGGAGATGGCGGAGGATTCAGTGGAGATATAGGTGGAGGAAATGGTTATAAAAACTTTTCTGAAAACCTTATTAAGAAAAATGGTACTACAAGACCAGGGTTTAAATTAGAAGCCATGCAAGCAATTGTATTACATGATATTCAAAGTAGTTCTAATTTAGGTGGAATAAGGAATACTCTTAATTCTGGAAATGGTGGACAAAAAATGGGCTATCACGTTATTGTATCAGAGAATGATGCCCAATTAGTAGTGCCTTTTACAGAAGGAGTTTATCATGCAGAGAGAGGCAAAAGCTTAGTTGCTGGTATGAGTAATCCAAATAAAAAAACTATTTCTATTGGAGTAGTAACAAAACGTTCATTATCTAATTTTTCTACTAATTTAAATATTAAATTAGCTTTAGTTATTGCAGAAATATGTAGAGCATATAAAATACCTGCAACCGCTGTATTGCCAGCTTGGCAAGTAGATGGCGTAAACGAACCTGTTAGCTGGTATAATAATCCTTTCTTATATACTGCTTTTGTAGGGATGGTAAGTGATGCCATTGAAAAAGGAGAAGATGTAATTACAAATCCTGACTATGACAGTGGAGGAACCAGCGGAGGAGGAACTGGCGCTGATGGTTTAATACCAAATGGAGAAGGCACAATTAAGAATATTATTAAAGAAGCCAATGATTTGCTTGGATCAATGACCTATTCTTGGACAAGACCTGCCCAAATAAGAAAAGGCGGTTTTGGAGACTGTTCTTCATTCTGTCAATATCTATATCAAAAACATGCTAAGGTTGATATAGGAAGTTATACTGATGCCCAATGGTTTGGAAATTGGGGTAAAAAAGTTAACGTTAAAGATGCTAGAGCAGGGGACTTAATATTCTTTGCTGGAACCTATGCTACTAATATGACAACCACTCATATTGGAATTGTTGTTGGAGGAGGAAAAATGATTGACTTTGGTTCTACTCCAGGTCCAAAATTAAATAATTATAATGATAGTTATTGGGGACCAAAAATCTATGGTGTGAAGCGAATTTTTTCTGATGCAGATTATAACCAATCCCAATCAGCAGGAGAAAAACCTTCAAAACCTACAATTGATCCTAAAGGAACATATGTTGTAAATGTTAAAAAACCAGTTGTTGCAACCAACGCTGATGTCGGTGGAGTATCTCAAAGAAGACTATCTTCCAATGAAGTTTATAGAGTGCAAGAAATTGGTAAAACTAGTTTACAATTAACTTCTAATGAATTATGGGTGCCTAAGAGTAGTGACGCGATAACAGTTTCACGATTATCCACGCCATCCTCTCCTATTGGGGCTATTTCAACTAAATTACCTACAAAAGTATATTCTGCTCCTACTTATGTAGCAGAACCAGCAATAGAGAAAGGGGCACCAAAAATTCTTCCTGAAAAAACAAGTATGAATATTTACGCTGTAGAGAATGGTTTCGCTCAAGTAGATTTAGAAAAAAATCACTGGGCTGTAGCTAATTCTACATATGCGACTTTGAATATTGATTTATCTGAAGAATTTATAGAAGATATTAATTTTGAACAGGGTATTCCAACTTCAACCACTGTAAGAGGACGATATGAACCAGAAGACTTTATTACAGTAGAGAATAGTTTGCCAATTAAAAATGGTTTAGCTGTAGTTGCTCATCCAGATTTATTGGATATTGGTTCAGTAATTAATATAGAAATTCCATCAGCAACTAAATATAATAGAAAAGCGGTTGTGGTATCAAATAAATTAAATGATCCAGATGGAAATGTATTAGAATTGATATTTACAAATCAAGGAGATCAATATAATTTTGGAGGAAGAACTGGAATTATTACATTATTAGAAGTATTAGATAATGATGTAGATATTACAAAATTTATGAATAATCCAGAAGATTACGAACAAACTAAAGCTATTCCTCCGAAAACTCCAGAAGGAGGTATGTTAGGTGAGCCAAAGTAAATCTTTAATTTTAAGAGATCCAAAAGGACAGAATTGGTTGGTCCGAGTATACCACGAAGATGGTATCCGTCAATTGTATACAACAAAAACTGACGAAGAGGGAGAAAATTCAGTAAGAATTAAAACCTATCAAGGATATTATAAACTTAAAATAAGTACTAAAGGACAGCTAATAACATTTCCAATTGATTCAATTGGGTAATATATAAAAAGAATTAGAGGGTATGCAATAACAATGTGCTTATCCTCTTTTTCAATACTTTTAGAGCAAAAAACAAAAGGAGGAAAAGGATAATGGAAGGATTTAAAAAACACACTTTTCGTGACCATCAAGGGAATATTATACTTCCTGAGACAGTCTCAGAAATGGTAAGAGAAACACCAGATAGACGCTTTGTAGATAATTCAGAAAAACAAATTTTAACTAGATTTGGTGGTAAAATTGATATTGTTGATATGTTAATTACTAATGCAGAACCTATTCGAGCATTAGCTACGCAAGAAGTTGCTTTAACTCAACTAATTGATAAAGTACCAAATAATTTCGAGGACATTGTTTTAACTACAGATGAACTATCACGTTTAGTTCCTTATATTTCACAATTAATTGAAAACTTAAGTTATCCACCAGTTGTAACTTCTACAACTTCAGGTTTATCTTATGCTTTACAAATTGATGATACAGATCCAGATAATTTAAAACTTAAATTCGCACAACAATCTATTAATACAGGTCAACCACTAACTTATGTTAGGGGAGATAAATGGAAGGTCCAACCAGGAGTACCAGATGTATTAGTTGAATTAGCACCAACTCATATTGCTTTTGATAACTCCAGAAAAACTGTTTTAGTCTTTAACGAAGGTAAAAATTTGGTGGACGTAGCAGAAGATGTATTTACAAATATAGTTAATGGTGTTCAAGAAGAAACTATTACTGCAGAAGATGATAATATTCCACAAGCATTTGTACGATTTGCGGTTCGTCATCAATTACAGGAATTATTCGCTACTTCTAAAAGTTTAGAAAATACTATTTCAAACTTTACTATTGAAGTATTATCACAACCAATGGAAGGTACAACAAGTGCATTAACGCAAGCTTATATGAACGGTAATGTAGTACAACCAGTGCGAGAAGCAAATAAAAAAGAAGATTATACTGCTAATACTTTCCAAAATATTACATGGACAAATAGTTTAGATACTAACTTTATTAGAGAATGGCTAAATGACTCTGGCGAAGCAGCATTGGTTACTTATGGAAAGGCTAATAATTCTATTAGTATCGCAAAGCCAACATTAAAAGTTTATATCAAAAATCCATATATTGGAAAAACATTAGTTGCTCAAAATGATATGGATGGCAAATTTAATATCTTAGATTGGGCTATTAGTGAAGAAGAATAAAAGAGAAAAAGGAGGAAAGAACTAAATGGCTATTTATTATAATATTTTATATCCACCATTAGTTCCTATTACGCATCCTGCCTTTGAATTAGGAAAACCAACTGACACGTTTAGACTTTTTTTTGAACCAGCAGTTGGTAACAAAATTTCTGATTTTAAAGGAGGATTTATTAGAATCAGAAATGCTGAGACAGAAAAAAGTGCGCTATTACCAGTTGGAGAAGGATACCTAGATGATTTTATTCCTTTTAGAAATCCATTTGCTGAATATATTGATTTAAAAGATCCTTCAAAAAATATAATTCAGCCAACTGGATATAATACTACAATGCCTTATGTACAAAAAAATGCTAATGGAGAATATTTCATTGATATAAAGCAAGAAGCTTTTACTATGTCTGGCGCAGAAAAAGATGTTAGATATAAAATGCAAATTATGTTAACAACAGACTGGCTTTCTTCTACTAAGCCAAATGGAAGAGGAAATATTCAAACTTACTCTAGTGATGTACAACAGTATGTAAATATTGATAAAACCACATACTTTGGAGGAAATTTAATTTCTAAGGGATTATCTGAGTGGTCTACTATTTCTTTAATTTCTCCTGTAAGTGAAGCAATTTATGAATTGCAATTTGATGGGAACAATATTTTTTCTCCAATATTTGAATTTGTTGGTTCTAATATACAAGAAAATATTAGAAATAATACAATGGCTAATTATCTTAAAGCTTATAGAATTGATATTTATAGAGCTAACGGAGACGAAAAAGAACTCTTTATTGATTCAAGTGATTGGATTATCGGTCAAGAACCTTCAAATATTGAAATTAGATGGCAAAATGTAGTAGAATTAGAAGATAAGAATAAGTATATAGTTGAATTATCAATACAAACTGCCTGGGACCTAAGAAAAACATTTACTTATCATGTTACAACACAATTTGAAGGAAGCTTATTTAGAGGTACAGTTAGTGTTGAAAACGATCATGACAATGCTCGTTCTAAAATCAAACTAAATATAAAAACACCTCTACAATGGGGACCAAAGGAGAACTTTGAAATTTCTCTTAACGATAGAGAATTTGCTGACGCAAATGGAGAAGTATCTGTACTTGAAGGAATAGACTTCTTTAATAAACAAGCTGCTATAGCAGGGGAAATGATAGTTTCTGGAATTAACCCAATAAAAACCTGGGAAGCGAAAGAAGACCGGTGGTTCTTCAGACTAAAAGGACCAGAGATTTCTACAATTAATCCCTACCAAGAAGAATATCTAATGTATGCTCATACCGCTCCTCTTGGGAAAGATAAAGCTTCTGAAGGTCCATACGAAGATGATATTATTATTAATCCTGTTATTGAAAGTCCATCAGGAGATATATATCTAACTTACCTAGATAGTTCTAAAACTCCTACAACAGAAGGAGGAATTATTGGAGGTATGGGAGGTATTGTTACTATCCCGAGCGAAGATTTACCAAGTTCGCATACCTTCTTCTATTTAGAAGATGAAAATCAACAATTATGGAAAACAACTGTCACAATTAATGGAGAATTCGTTACAGAACAATCTCATGAAAAAGATCCAACAGAATTTTTAAAACCTGTTTGTTTCTTTGATTCATATCATAATATTTTAGTAGTACCAAGAGTAGAGACAGATGGAACTATTGTTCTTGATACAGTTTATGAAAATTATGTATTGGGCGAAAACGTCCGTCCAATGTATCTTAATGAGTTTAGATTTGTTAAACGAGTTTATGCTCTTGAGCTTGGAAGAAAAACTCTATTAACTACACAAACTTATAAGGCTTACATGAATGATTTTAATAAGAAGTTAAATAAGTGGGTTAAAATACAACCGACAAGAAAATATTATATGTATTTTTCTTGTATTGATGGACAGATAAGATTAATAGTACGAGATTTATCCGCTGATGATAGCCAAAATAGTTTAGATAGATTTACATTAACTTATTCTGAAGGATTCATGAATAGTGTTGGAATAAGTTCTGATATGTTCTTAACAACAACTGGTTTAGGTTCAGATTTCCTACCAAAAGTTGATTTAAGTGGTAAGGAAGTTCCTTATACAATTACAGCAGATGAACGAGGAGTCTTAGGAACGGATGTTGGAAACATCTCTGCTGCAACAACACGTTCGAGAGACTTGCTAACCAGTGAGATTGAAGAATTAAAGAGTAAAGGAGAAATAGAATAATGGATAAAGTAGACTTAAAAATACAAGTACCCAGACGATTAGAAATTGATCCTCCAGCTAATGTGGGACCTTCTAAATTCCCTAGTGTTGTAGATCAATTAAAAGTAATCGAATATTCAAGTGTTCCTTCTGGGGGACAACTAGAAAAAGACTTGCATGATTATTATGCTATCTTAGCGAATGTATCAAACAATACAGCATCAGAGCAAGACTTTGTAAAACTTAAAGAGTTAATGTTAAGAGTTCGCAATTATGTTTTAACAGAAGATGATTTCAATCTAATGGCTGATGCTGTTAGAACTACACAATCTTATTTAAAGGCATCAATTGAAGCCGCAGATGGTAACTACGAACTAATTTCAATTGTTGCTCAACAATTAGTAGACCAAATTAATGAATGGAGTCTATGGCTTCAAGATGAACTAGCAAAAGTAGCAGCTAATAAAAATTGGGGTGCGCCAGTAATTTATAGCGAAAATAGCCCAGGACCTTCTGCTCTTGGATATTTGTGGGCTCAACCACAAGACGATACCTATATTGCTCCGGCAATTACCTTTAACCCTGATGAAGACTTAAATGATTATCCACAATAAGGAGGTAGATATAAATGGCAGTACCATTTGCTTCATTTAAAAAATATGGCGATGACGACTTACAACTATACTATCCCTTATTAATGACTTCTCCAGCTATTCCACAGGCTGGAGATAGTTATCTTTCTGATATAGCTTTAAGAGATATTTCAATTAAATCTATATATATGGAAGGTGGTCATATGGAGCCTAATTTAGATTGGGATGGTAGTCGTTATGATTGGGCTTCTGGAGTTACAGAAATACAATCAGACTTTGTTGATGCAGGAGGAGAATCTCCAACAGGTAATTTTAACCTATTAAAGAATACAGCTTTATCAACTTTTCAAAGTACTCATTGGACCTCAGTTTTTGAAAAACCTTATGTAGAGGGTTCTGATGATATTGAACAACCTTATAATTGGATTTATTCTAAATCTGAACCTTCCGACCATAGTAAAATTTGGGTAGATACAAGAGAAGAAGTTATAGAACCTAAATATTATCAAAATGGCTGGAAAAATTATTATGATTCTAAACAAAAAGAGTTTAAAGGTGAGGTTGGATTAGTAGAAAATAAAAGAAATGGAAACGCCTTTAGAATTTATAAGGCTCCTAAAATTAATGCTAACATAGGTATTGCTCAATTTGTACCATTAAAAATAGTTTTGTGGCAAGGAGATGCTATTACAGTTGGCTTTAACCTTAGTGAAAAAACTGATTCAGGTGGAGCAGTAATTCGCATAGAATTCTATGACAGTAATAGACAGTTAATCCAAACAAAATATTCTCCTAGATTCTTTAATAAAACTGAAGAAAGTAAACATTTTGGACATCCTTTTATTTTTACAGACCGAACAAAAGCGGCTGCTTTTATTAGAGTTTCTATTCTTGGAGTAGAAGATCGGAAAAGTGAATTACAAGTAAATAGAATTAAAGCAGAAACAGGTATGGAAGATACAGGATGGAATTTACACGAAGAAGAATTATTGCTAAATCTTAATGCAGGAGAAATAGATATTCCAATGCTGAATGGAGAAGTTGATAAATCTAAATTAATTTCTGAAATTGCAATATTACGTTCTGTTTTGGGAGAAGGATTGTTAAAATGGGAAGAGGTAACTAGACTAAAATCTAGTTCAGTACAAGAAGCAATCTTATATGATTATTTTATAGAAAATGGAAATTACTATAGGTATGCTTTGCAACCTATATTAGCCAATGGAATGAAAGGCGCTATTACTTCATTCTATGATACTGTAACTACTTTTGATGGTTTCTGGTTACTAGGAGAAAAAGATGAACAGTTTTCATTTATTTATAATGGTAAAATTGGAGAAATTTCCTATGTAAAACCTAGAGATGTTATTCAAACTATTGCAGGGCAATATCCATATTTTGTAACCTCTTCTGAATTAGATTATAGAACATATCAATTTTCTGGTACGTTAACCTATCACCAAGATGTCCACAAATTACTTACTTCTGATAGTTATTCTGTAGCAATATCTCCAGATCCAACTATTCCTATTAGTTATGTAGAACTAAAATATGGAGATGAAATGTTGCTTAATATGAAGAACGATTTAGAAGAAGTACAAGATGGCATGGTAATGCAAAGAATTTGGAGAAACAAAATTCTAGCATGGTTAAATGATGGAAAACCTAAAATTCTTAAATCAGAAGCTCAAGGAAATATGTTAGTAATGTTGACAAATATTAAGGTTACTCCAAATGAACCAACGTTTGGTTTAATTTCTGATTTTGAATGTACTGTTACTGAAATTGGAAAACTTGATGAAAAAGCATTACAAAAATATAAACTTCGTAAATCTTCTATTATGAAAGATGAGCTTGTAAAAGAAGCTATGAAAAATACTTCATTCTAATAAATAAAATTAAACTGGGGAACTTGTGATAGTACCCAGTTTAATTTTTTTATATAAAAGAGAAACTTTACATACCAAGAGCAAAGGAGAGAAAGTAATGAATGAAAATATTAACGTTAAGCAATACCCTACTTCTTTTTTAGAAGAACTTTTTGAACATAATATTAGAGTAGTGCATACTAAGATACAGTTACTTAATTGGGACGAACAAGTTTTAAAAGAAATACAAGGTATTGTAAAAAGCGGAAGTTATAATGCTGACGGGACAAGTCGAGTAAGAAGAAATTTATCTTTAACCTTTAGTGTAAAAGATAGAGATGATGAATTAGTCTATAAATATCTAACTCCAGATAAAAAAATAAAATTATATATAGGATTGGAAAACCAAACTTCTCGTTATCAAGAAGATGAAATTATATGGTTTAATATGGGAATCTTTATTTTAACCGAACCATCTTATTCTCATTCTGTTGACACAGCGACCATATCAATTAACGCACAAGATAAAATGACTATGCTAAATGGTACATTAGGAGGTCGACTTCCAGCCCCAGTAAGTTTTGTAGAAAAAAGGAATGGTAAGAATTATTCCTTCTCTTGGAGAGATATTTTCTTAAGCGCAGCAGTAAACTTTGGAAATGAGAATCCAGCAAAGGTTATTATTGATTCTGTTCCAGATTATATAAATGAATATACACAAGTAAAAAATGTGGCTGGACTCAAAGACAAATTTATTCATATCAATGCTCCTGCAGATGTAGAAGGAGAAAGAATTATTACTAGGGCGTGGAGTCCAACTGTTCCAGAAACAGAAATTAATTTTTCAAAGGGGGATAGAGTCTATAAATTGCGCAGATTTGGTCCACCTGATCCTTCAGCAGGAACAGTAAGTACCCGAGAATCTTATCAAAAGAATGTAAATGAACCATTAACCTCTATTTTTGAAGATATTGTAGAAGCTATGAGCAATACTCATGAATTTTTCTATACTCGTGATGGGGATTTAATGTTTCAACCTATCAAGAATTATGTTAATGAAGTATTTGACCCTGAAAAAGATACAGATTTAGGATATTTTGCTTATGAATTAGATATGGATGATTTTATTCCTAATTATTTAGGTCTCCCCTTTACCTATAATTTTGCTGATAAAAAGACTATTATTAGATATAATAACAATCCTAGTTATACAAATATCAAAAATGATTTTATAGCAACTAGAGAAACAGGAGAAATTTTAGAAATAGCAATAGACCATAAACCAACAATTAGAGAGATTAAAGAATGGTTTGTTGGAGTTGCGGAAGATTTTAATATGGATTCTCCAGAAATGGATTTTTTAGCAAAAGATGGAAGAAGAAGGGAGCCATATAACCCTCAAACCAATACAGTTCCTTTTGAATTTAAAGAAGCCACAGCAGGGAAGCCAACACAATATATTGAAGTTCCTTTAGATAAAATCCCATGGCAAATTGGTTTAGGACTTAAAAATTATTTTATTAGAAATATCTATGGCGCTTCTACTGCAAGAGTTCTGCCTAGATGGGGTAAGGAATGCGAATCAATGATTTTTAAATGGATTGCATCTGAAGATAAAAAAACTTTGTTGCCAAATACTGGAATTTTTAATCCATCCTTTATTTCTGTTGGAACTCCATGGTTGGCAGGTTATCCTATGGCTGCAAGCGCAAACACAGAAAATGATGTTGAGTCTTTAGATAAACAGAATCCTATTTTTACTGACAAGGGTGATTCAGCTTATTGGACTTACTTCCTTGATATTATACCAACAGAATCTAAATTGGGCAAATATTCTATTGAGTTAATTGGTAAACGTTCTATTGGTGTTTCTAATAAACAGGCAACTACTATTTTTAGAACAAACCCTAAAGAATTAATTGTTATTACAGAAACAGAATTACAAGATTTAGGCGGAGATATGATATTAGATAATTTAAAAGCACAAGGAGAAGCTTATGCAGTAATTAGAGATATACAAGATCAATTCTTTATGCCAACAGCAATAACAAAAAATAAAAATGTTATGCCTTATAGTGCTATGGTTGGAGATCCAGGGCGGTTTGAACAGTTAAGATATATGTTTGCAGAAGGCAATGGAACCGTTCATGAATATCTAGCTGGTGGTAAACATACTGGTACTATTGGGGTAAATAAGAATATGCAAGATCAAGATAAGCCTGGATATGTTACAATTTCTGCTGGAGTATACACCAATCCAGTTACAAAAAGACAGTTTACTCAAACAGATTTTGCAACCATAAATACTCCTTTTGGTAGTGAAACAGATTTAACGGAATATGGTTTTATTGCTTATCTGTTAAATAAAAACAGCCGCTGTCCTGATAGTGGAAATCATAATTATTTTGCTGTAGTTAAAAATATAGGTACTCAATGGTACTATGCTAAACAAAATAATGGAAAACCTGCATGGACTAAATTTAATTGGGATAAAACCAATGACTTTTTGGTAGCAGTATTAAGCAAAACTGTTTATAAAGGGAGTGCAGATTTCCCTGATTGGTCAAGTGGTAGAATTGATGATTTTCAAGAATTATTTAATATTAGAGATTCTAAAATGGATAATTTATTTACTATTGATGGAGCGGTTGATTTATTTTCTTCTGTTAGGAATTTAATCTATCAACATACTAATACTTCAGATGTAGTAACAATAGATGTATTACCAGTTTATCATTTAGAACCAAATACATTAATTTATGCAGAAGATGAAATTTCAAATATATCAGGAATGTTTATGATAACAGGATATTCTATACAATTAAACACAGAAGGAAGTCCAACAATGAATATTTCTGCAATACAAACAAATCCATCTATATAAAAAAAGAGACCTATGTGGTCTCTTTTTTAGTTCCAATTAATTTCTTGGTGTGAAGCATAATAACCAATCATAATTGCATCTGCCTCGTCTTGTGTTGCAGTAATATCAAATATTTCTAACACTTTAGCCTGAGCATTTCTTTTTTGTTCTATTCTATTTTTACCTTTAATCTTAGCAAATCCTTTCCATTGAGAAGCGTAGATAAAATCAAAATGAATTTCTGGATGAGCCTCTAAAACCCCAACAGCAAGAGTGCCTTGTAGTTGAGCTAATTGTTTAAAAGTAGTTTTATTTTGCTGCATTTGAATATCTTCAAACATTATTTTTATTTCTTCTTTAGGATATTTCTCTTTAGTATATTCAATTAACGCTAATACATTTGCTTTCTGTTTTGAATATCTTGAGAAATCATCTCCTTCAGCAGAAAATTTTCCATAGGCAATTAATTCTTGATTCTTATAAACAGAATAACCTGTTACAACCGTTGCTTGGTCTAAACCTATAAAAATCATATTAAAACACCTCCCTACTAATAAATAGCAAAGAGGTGAGACATGTTGTCTTTTTTTGTCCTATATAAGAGATGTATCAACACTCTATAAAGAAGAATATCTTCCTTAATTATTTTACTCCTGTACTTCCGTGCCCACCAAGACGTTCTCCTTGAGCATTGTCGTCGTCTACCAACAAGAATTTTGAAAATACTCCTTGTCCAATACGTTCTCCTTTTTTAATATAGATAGTTTCAGGACCAAAATTTAGAAATTGGAACATGATATGACCATCATTATCAGGATTGCTATAGTAGTCACCATCAATAACTCCCACACCATTTGTTAAAACTAAGAAACGTTTTAATGGATTTGAAGAACGATTAAATAAAGCTAAGTATTCATCTGGCTCCATATAAGCTTTTACTCCTGTTGGAACTAAAACTGGTTTAAATTGCTTACTTAAAGTTTTAATTTCTGAAATAGCTTCATCACTTAATAACTCTTTTAGAATTTCATTGTTTTGATTTTCTAAATTTAGAGTATTAAATAATTCTGTATAAGAGGCAGGGTCTGAAGCTAATTCTTCTAAATCAACACCCTTATCCTTTAAAAGCTGAGTAATCTTGCTAAGGAAATCTGTAACTTTAGAAAATAGTTCTAAAGATTCAACTTCTGTTAAATGTTCCATAACTTGACTAATTGAATCGGGATCTTGTAAATCAATATTAAATCCAAATAAATCTTTAGAAAGGATACTTGAAATTGATTTCTTGTGAATTTCCTTAACATCCCAAACTGAAGGAATTACAATATCATCTGATGCTTCAAAATCATATCCTGCTGCACGAGCAGTTGCTCGAACAGGCAGGTTAATATTTTTATCTTCAAAACCTTTTGCTACTTCAAATCCACGTACTTTTGTCATAATTATTTAGTCTCCTTTTTATCTTTTTGCGTAAAATCTTTAATTGACTCAACAACCCAATCGTTGCTAACTAACTTAAAATAAGTAAGTCCAATATAAAGTCCAAGCTCTCCATGAGAAGTATCATCAATATCTCGTACATCCATCATATCGATCATATCAGCTTCTACAATATCATTTTCATTTTTGTCTTTAATATTTTCTTTTGGTTGGCAAAAACTAGAATCTTTTAAATAACCTAAGATATGTTGAGCTACTTCTTTATCTGTAGACTCAGTTCGATCAAAAATCACATTATAGTTAATATCTCGTGAATTAAGCCAAAAATATTTTCCAAAAGATTTTCTAACAAAGGTTAGAATAGCTTGATAAATATCTTCTTCCGATAATTTCGGTGCGTCCTTTAAAGCTTGTGCAATTAAATCCGATTTTTTCATTGTTTGTCCATCATTTTTCTTTTTCATATTAATTATTCTCCTTTAATTTTTCCATAATTTTATCTTGTAAAGCACTTAATGCCATCCATACAAAGGGTGTATCTGAAAAATAGTAAGTATCTGGTTTTCTATCAATTTCAGCATAATCTTTTTTATCTGCTTCAATTCGTCGTTTGATTTCATTTACGTCAGGGTTCTTTTGTCTACCCTTTGCTCGTTCCATTCGAATCTTTTCATCCGCTACAATTTCTATTAACATAACATTTGTATCATCTGATTTACTTACCCAATCAGCTACTTCAAATGCAGTCTCTTTTTCGCAAGTCATTAAATAGATAGATTCTTTATCTCGAGCTTGAGCAGTAATACCAAAGTAAACACCATAATTCCAATTATTAAATACCTTAGGAAATAGAATTTCTTTTTTTTCTACTCCTCTTTGAAAAGCTTCATCAGTTAAAAATTGATAATAAGCTTCTTCTTTGTCAGAACGCTTAGGTCTTGTTGTTGGTCGTTTGGCTAGATAAGCATCTACACCAAGAGAGCCAAGTAATTTCCTTGCAATATAATCTTTACCAGCTCCTGTTTGTCCATATAAGATTACTAACATTTTATCTCTCCTTGTTTTAACTTTATAATTAATTATAACATATTATATATTATTTGTCAATCTTTCGTCAAGATCCCAGTTTTAAGCACTGAGACCTTTAACGTAAGATAATTAACCTCGTCGGATTAGGCTGCTCGTTCTGTTTTCAAAACAATACTTCCATCATCACGAGTTTCAGTAATTAATCCAATCTTTGGAGTCGCTGTATCATTATATGCTCTAGGAATAAATTGATCGTCACGTCTAAAACCAGTAATAAACAATTTGTTCCCTCTCTCAAAGAAAGATTTTTCTACAACAGTTTTCTTTCCTGTTGATGTTCTTTCTGAAATTTGTTTATCCCAGTAAGAAAAATCTCCTTTGTACATTTTAACTAAAACAACAGTTCCTTCTGGAGTTAAAACATCGATACTTGCTTTAACCTTATTTTTACCAATAATAGTTCCAACAATTCTATTTAATTTTAGCTTAGAAAAACTTGCGTAAGGATTGATTTTTTGTGCCTCTCTTGGAAGAAGCTCAAAATTATCAATTCCATATCTATCTACATCCACACAATTTAATTCATGTTCTGTATAATAGAAGTTCATAGATTCCATTTCCCATCTTGCATATGAATCGTGACCACCATATGAATCAAATAATTCTAACATTTCATCAAAGAATATTTCTTCTAATAAAGACTCTTTATTCTCTCTCAACCAATTTCTAACAGTATCCATTTTTTTGTCATAAAATTTACTCCATCTATCTCGACTCATCACAGTCCAATAACGATCCTCGTCACTAAACGTTTCAATAAATTCATCTAAACCAATCGAAGATAAAAAGTTTTGCGCCCTATCATCAAGTCTAACAATTTGTCCGCTCTTGGTTAGAACTTCATTTATATAACGATTAAACTCATAAATTCGTTTTTCTTCTTGTAATGATTCAGGGAATTTATTAATTTTCATAACCAATGGGACTTGTGTCATTGTGAGATTTTTTCTAAGTCCTGTCATCATTTTAGCATATTTTGCTAAAGTAATCTTTCTATCAGGACTATCTATTTCTCTAAAAGCTCCTGCTTTAATTAATGTTAGCATTTGCATTTTATTTGGGTTTGTTTTTCTGACAAAATCTGCTAAAGAACTAAATGGTCTTCCCTCGAAAATTTTCTGAATAAATTCATAACCAATCCCAGTTAATGGTCTTAAACCGTAAGAAATAAAATTACCTTCTACATTAGGAGAAAAGTTTGATTCTGATTTATTTATATCTACCATTTCTACTTTAATCCCGTGTTTAATAGTATTTCCTAATGCTACTGCCATTTTAGAATAATCTGTTGAAGTTCCTGTTTCATCTCCTGAGTTGACAATCAAACAGCCACAGTTCCAATAAATAGATGGATAATGATTAAATAAGTTTAATTCTTGTAGTGCAATAATTGTATATCCAATCGTATGCAAAATTGAAAAAGAATCGTGTTCATCCTATATTACTATAGGCACTGACTATATCTTAATTCACAATTGTGAATAATGGCTATTTCGGCATTTAAATGACTTCGTTTCCTAAAATCATACTACGTATCAATAGTAGCCCTACTTCCCTGCTCTTCACTTAGGGAATAGTCGATACAGGTTTTTTAGTATATGGTCTAATAGGATAGGTATCGCTTAACCCTTTTCTTAGTTTCCCATAATTAATTTTTTTAACGGTAGAAACACTTATTCCAAGTCTTTCTGCTATTTTCGCAAAAGATAAGTTTGTTTCCTTTAATAGAACAATTAATTCTTCATAGTCAGAAGAAGTTCTATAATTTTTAATTAAAGGATAATCCCAATCTTTATTAAAATATCTTAATCCTATATTGATATTAGAAATTAAAGTTTTTGAAATAGAGTATTCTTTGGAAATTTCTGTATAACTAACTCCATTTTCTAATCGCTCTTTTATTTCTTCTACCTGAGAAATACTAAGAGAACCTTCTATAATACTTTCGTTTCCTCCACGATGAATATTGTATCCATTTTTAGGAGATGTAGTATTATATTTATCAATATAGTATATTTCTCTTTCATTAAGATAATCGGTCTCCTCTAAAACAACATAAACAAAGTTTTCATATCCATATTTTCTAAAAGCTCGATATAGTGGATAATGATAACATTTAGACTTTTCATTAAAAGCCATTGATAAATGTTCTCTTTTTCTTCGTTCTTCATTATTTGTTTGACCAATATATCTTTTTCCGTTAAACATATTTATATATGCGTATATATATCCCATTTTATATCCTCCTATTGAGGATACTATACTAAAACTTCCCACGGGATTGCCCCCAGCATTATCTGGTAGGGTTTCCCCGTTAGCACAGTATACTCATTTTGTTAAAACAAGTAAAACTGTGCCCCACTTGATTACAGTGGAAAAACCATTTAAGGGCGTTCTTATTCACCCCATTTGAACACTAACTGCTGAATCCCAAATATAATGAACCATTTCGTTTGAACATACTGCTTGTTCAAAAATTTTAGCTCTAAGCTCTGGAATTTTATCCATTAGTTTTTTACCAATAATTTTACGTGCTGCATTAGCTTCTGTTTCTGTAAAATTGCAAATGTTTTCATCCATTAAAATCAACATTAATTCTTCCTGTGTATTTGGAACTCCATAAGAAGATAAGAAATGTTTCTCTAGGATAGGAATTTCATCTGCTGGAATATTATATTTTTCTAATTCTTCATACCAAAGTTGGATATTCTCTTTAAATCTTGCATATTTTTCTAGTGGCATTTCACCATTTTCAGTTGCCATAAGCCTCATCAAAGAATTCAATGCTGCTGCATCTTTTACATCTTCTGGTTTACCCTTCCTTACAGCTTCTTTTCCTACAGGTGTATCAAGCTGAAAAATATCCAAAACTTTGTTATCCCATGTTGGTTCCCATAATTCTTTGCTATAATCTAATACATCGGGATGCAATGTATTAAAATATGTTTCTTTCAAAGAACCTTTCCATTCCATTCTATTATCTTTAATCAATAAATCCATTGTTTGACGAATTTTATCTAAAGCTTCGATGGATAACATATCCATTTTTAATGCTCCCATATCATCGCTATCATGATAATCCCATTGAGTTACTTCTAAGTCGTTAGGAGTTTTCATCATAGCATTAATATCTGTATAAGGATGATTAAAAATATAAACTCCTGAAGCATGAGAACCTCTACTTTTTACCATTCCTTCAATCGCTAAAGCTGTTTCTAAATAATTTTCGTATTTATTAATTTCATTAATAAACTCAGAAACTGGTTTACGACCTTTTTCTGGATTCCCATAAACCATATCTTTTAAATTCCAATCAAAGCCACGTTCATTTGGAATCAAACCACTTAAATAACTTGAAACATCATCACTTATACCAAGTCCTCGTGCAGCAGTAGCTAATGCTGATTTTGCTTTTTCAGTTCCAAAAGTTGCGATATTTAAAACTCTATCATGACCAAAAAAGTTTTTTAACGCCAATAAAATTTGTTCTCGTTTAGAACCTTGTGAATCTATATCAACGTCAGGCAATTCTGGACGACTTTCAGCTAGATGTCTCCAACTCATATCTCCTACATATGGAATAGGATCTACTTGTGTAACGTCCAACAACCAGTTTGACATAAATCCCATAGCTGAACCACGAGAGACTCCAACTAACGAATCTCCTTCATCCCAAATTAATTCAATAATTTTTTGAGCTGTATTATAATAAGATGTCATAGGTTGTTTTAAACGTTCAGAAATTTTTACTAATGTAGTAGCTTCAATTTCCAATTGTTCTAAGTATCTTTCATTTAATACATTCCTAATTTCTAATTGGTTTAGGCAAGTTCTGCTCCAATATAAATCTTGGTCTTCATCAGAATTTAGTAACATTGTTAAATATTTATATTTGCTTAAATCAATATTATTATATGTTTTACTTAATTCTGGTACATCAACAGGAACATATGGAATTTCTTGTTCCTTAAACAAAGAATAATGTTTGATTCCACTTCTAATTTTTTCTAAGTTATCTAACATTTCCTGAAATTCTTCTTCTGAAAAATCTAATAGAAAATATTCCTTAACTTGCTCAGGTGGCATCATATAAGCAGTATAATAGAAATCGTCAACTTCTCGTTCTGCTTGCTTACTATTCAAATAAGCTTTATGAATTTCTCTATCTGCTTCAGTAAGATAATGACTATCTGTACTAAATACAACTGGAACATTCATTGCTTTCCCAAGTTTCCAAACTCTTCTATTTACATATCTTTGTTCTTCTGAAGTATTTGGAGCAATTTCTAAATAAAAATCTTCTTCGCCAAAAACCTCTTGATTCCACAAAACAAAATCAACAATTTTTTGTTTTTCTTCTAAGATTTTTTCTTGGTTAATTTTTTCTCCAAATGGGACTTCTTCTGCCGCTTTAATTTTCAAAAAAGCTTGAGCTTCAAAACTTCCAAGACAAGCTGTAGAAGATACAATATGTCCTTTTCCATTTTCTTGTTCCATAATTTCTTTTACTTGTTCACGAGTAATCGGAGTTCGTTGCAACCCTCTATCCCAATAACTATTTTCCCAAGCCTTAGAAGACAACATTCTTAAAATTTTGTGTCCTTTTTTATCTTTTGCAATCAATAAATGATGATAATATTTTTGTCCCATTTCTAAATCTTCGACTAAATAAATTTCATCTCCAAAACCAATTGTAAAAGATTCATGGTCTATACGACCTTCTTTTTCTAATTTATCTCTATAATGCATTAATTGAGCGTGACCAGATAATCCTTCGTGATCTGTTAAAACATAACCACTTAAACCTAAATCTAAAGCATAATCAACTGATTGTTTAATATCATTAATTGAATCAGCGAATCCTAACAATGCATTACTAAAACTACTATGATTATGAATTGAATAGTATCCCAATAAATATAACTCCTTTCATAATTCCTTATATATTAATTATATCATTTAGAATATAAAAAGTCAAGTAAAATAATTACTTGACCAATTCATTATAATTAAAATAACATTTTCTACATACAGGAATATATTCGTTGTCTCCAATTAAAATTTGTTCGCCTCTATAAACAGCTTCTCCATTAATTGTACGTAAATTCATAGTTGCTTTTTTATCGCATAATGTACATACAGTTTTTAACTCTTCTATTTTATCTGCAAATTCCAACAATGCTTGAGAACCTTCAAATAAATTATTTTGAAAATCATTTTTTAACCCCCAACAGAGGACAGGGATATTGCCCTCATCTACTACTCCAGCTAAAGTAATTACCTGCTCTCTTGACAAAAACTGGGATTCATCTACTAAGATAGCATGAACTTTCTCTTTTTTAGCCTTTTCTAAAATTTCTTCTCTGCTATCATTTAGGTATTCTGCCTCAATATTAAAACCAGTTCTAGAAACAATCTTTTTAAAACCGCTTCTAGTGTCTAAATCAGAAGTATAAATTAATACATTTTTGCCTTGTTGAGCATAATTATAAGCAGTTGTAATTAAAGATAAACTTTTCCCTGAGTTCATAACCCCATATTTAAAATATAATTTTGCCATATTTATTTCTCCCAAATTCCACTATTTTTATCATAAGCTAATACTAATTTTTCTGAAGCCCTAGTAACCATTGTATATAACCATTTTCTATGATTTTTTCCATTTAATCGTTCTTCGATTCCTAAAACCTTAGAATATTCACTACCTTGAGATTTATGTGTAGTAATACAATATCCATAATCAATATAATTAATTCTAGCATCACCTTTTGCAAACTGATTTACAATATAAGATTTTTGGTTTTCTTTAATAAAAGGAAGCATATCATACTTGATAGAAAACTCTCCACCACCAAATTCTGGAACAAAACGGACTCGAGCGATCTCAATATCTTTGCCCATCGCGTTCCCCATTAATTTTTCACTTTTAAATACGCCACTCGAAAAATTAACTTCACCTAACATACCATTGATAAGAGGGAATCCTTCTTCGTTTAAAATATCCCAATTATTATTAGTTACAATAATTTTATCTCCTTCTTGAGGGGTAGGTGAAACAAAACCCTTAGCTAAACGGATTTCATCATTGTAAAGTTTTCTGGTCGCATTTCTTCCACACAAAACTTGGTCTGCCCATAAAAGCATACCTACAGAAATCTCTTCTTTTGGAACCATTTTAACAAAATCATCAGAAAAAGGTTTTATAATTTCCCCTTCTCGAATCATTTTAGATAATTGAATAATACTATTCCCTTCCTCTTGGCGCATGATTTCATCTAAGAAAATGTGAGGATTCTTTAACATACCATTATCTGCTCCTACAGGAGGTAGCTGCCCTGGGTCTCCAAGCATTATAATGTGAATACCTAAATCTGCTATATCTTTCAACAGGTCTTCTGGAACCATTGAAATCTCATCTATTAGAATTAATTTAATTCCTTGATAGTTTTCAATAGGAAGCTTTTGATGAATAAAATTATTATTAATTTTGATAGACTTGTATCGCAATTTGTGTAAAGTTTGTGCTGCTGGGAATCCTGTTTGTTGAAGACGATAAGCTGCCTTACCTGTAAAAGCTCCAACCATATATTGTAATGGTGATAGCTCTAGTGCATTAATAATTTTTTTTGCTAAAAAAGTTTTACCTGTCCCAGCAAAACCAGCAATTGTAGTGTAACGTTCTCCATTTTTATATCGTTCTACAGCAATTTCTAAACCTTGTTTTTGTTTACTTGTTAATGACATTTAATCATTCCTTTTTTATTCATTATATTTATATTATACCATTATAAAAATAAAAAGTCAAGTTATTTACTTGACTTTTTATTTCGTTTAGTTTTAATTTGTTCCCAAGCAATTAAAGCATTTTTCATTTGACCTGGGTTACGAGCTAAATATTCTGAAACAAATTCTTTTTTGGTTATTTTGCGTTTCATATCTATCACTCCTTAAATTTATATGTAGGGGGGGTGGTTTTAGGAAAAGAAAAATAGGTAGAAGGTAAATATGGTTCAATTCAAAAAATAGCATGAACCATATTTTTCTCCTAGATTAGCGTCCGTAGACGATAAAATTCTTTAATGTTAGAAAATGTATTTTTGTGCTGATTTCAATTCTAAATCTGCAACAAACATTTGTAGGAACGTACGACCTCTAAAAGTACTCATTTTAATAGTTCCGACTACATCAATTTTTGATTGCTGGTTTTTCATAAGTTTTTGCGCCGTTTCAGTGCTAACACCTTTAAACTTAATAAACTCTAATCCTCCAGCAGAAAATGTTATCTTGTGATTATCAAATTCTCCACCCACAACTATATCATCTTTTTTAACAGGAACATCTCTTAAAACAAAAGTAGGTTCTTCCAAACCTTTTCCCCAAAACGTAGCATAACGAGTAATTTCTGTTAAATTTTCTTTAGACATTTGCTGCCAAGAAATATCAAAATCTACAGAATATATTGGTTCAAAGACAATTTCTGATAATTGTTTATTAAAATATTCTACAATTTCATCCTTCTTGTCAGCAGCAAAAGCAAATCCGTGAGCTCCTTCGTGACCTTCTGCAAATTCAAATAATCCACTTTCTTGCTCAAATCGTTTTAATTCTGGTAAATCAGATTTATCATCTCCACGAGCCGACCCACCAAAAAAAGTTTTTCCATCTTTTTCAAAATATGTTCCTACTAAAGTTGGCTTTTTATATTTTGAAACAAATTGATTAGCAATTAATCCTGTAAAGGTTTTTGGAAATTCATTTTTTGTATCTAAAATTAGAATCTGGTTGTCAGTTAATTTATTTTCTTCAATTTGAGTTTCTAATGAATTAAAGGCATTATCTCTCAATCTATCTTGTCGAGCTTTAATATTATTCATTTTCCGAACAACTGCTTCATGGAATACTTCTGTATCTCCCTCTTTAGCTCCACGTTTTGTTGAAGGTACATCATAGGGTTTATCACTAACCATAGCTTTAGTAACTTCTTTTTTCTCGTCCATTGTCCCTACTCGTGTTACTGCATTAATCATTGGGACAATAGAGAAAGATAAACCAATTGGTGTTACTTGTCCTCCAAGATTAAATGACTTAGCCTTGTATAATGCTTTTAAAAAAGTATTGTGAATATTTCTCATTCCTTGCTGAACAATATAAATTGTTTCTAAAGTATTAATCTCAATCATATCTCCTACAATCCCAATAGCAGCAAGATCATAGTATTTTTCTGAGTGGTCGAAGCCATACATTTTATCATACAACGCAGCAAATTTTAAACAAACTCCTGCACCTGACAATTTCTTATTAGGGTAATCATCTAAAGAAATATTTACCATTGTAGCATATTCTGAAAATTTAGGTGCGTCGTGGTGGTCCAAAATTACAATAGGTATATTTAACTTTTCCAAAATATACTTATGAACATCATATTCATTTGAAGAACAGTCAGGAGCTATAATTAAATCTACATTATGTTCCCCCAGAATATCTTCTACTGTTTTTACAGGAATCCCATGTTCTTTGTTCTCTTGGAAAATAATTATTATTCTATTTGTTATTTCTTCTTTATAACAATCTTTTAAATAATTATAGACAATAGCTGTAGATGTATAACCATCTGCATCAGGGTCTTGAATTAATAATATTTTATCTTTTGAATTTACGATTTTATCGTGAATAATTTCAGCGACCTCTTTCAAATTTTTTATTAAAAGAGGATCGTGCAACGCTGAATCATTTAACCTAAAAATTTTATCTGGGTTTATCCCTCTATTTATGAAAATGTTAATAATATTGTCATCATTTTTTCCAATTAGTTGCGTTCTCAATATATATCATACTCCTCTTCATCTGTTCCTATGGAATCCCATAGCTCTAATTTTTCTACAAAATTTTCATCTATCTCTTTGTATGTTTTTCGTTCTCCATATAATTCTGCAAAAACTTCAAAACCACAATCTACTGGAGAATCTTTATATCCTGAAATCATATTAGTATCTAAAATAAAACTTATTTTAATACCATCTTCGTTAGTTCCAAACCGTTCTTGTATTGTTTTAAAAATTCCTATTAAGTTGTCATATTCTCTATCATACTTCATAGATTGAAATTGTCTATCAAAAGCGAAAATAATTTCTTCTACACCTAATTTTTTTAATGCTTCATATTGATGTCGTGAAAAGTGCATACCAAATGCTGCTACACCAATATTTTTCTTTGGGGATAATAAATCATCCATTTTCATGACCGATTTTTCCGTATTATTCTACTATTTCTAGTAGTACTGACTATCTCTTGTTCAAACCTAAGTTTGAATCACCATTTCGAACTACGTATCAATAGTAGCCCTACTCCCCTCAAGGGGATAGTCGATACAGGTTATTAATGTTTTTTCTTGGGTCTTATAGGAAAGTTTGAATAGCTACTTTTTCTAACTCCGCTGTTTATTTTACTTACAGTTGTTTGACTTATATTATATTCCAATGCTATGTCGTCAAAAGATTTTATTCCATCTTTTATTTCATCAGCAATTTTATCAACTTGTTCTTGAGTAAGTTTTCTTCCTCTTGTCCCAATTTGATTTTTCCTAATTGGATATTCAATATCTGAAAACTTTCTTCGTTTACCATTATTTATATTATCTATATGAGCAAACGATAATCCAGTTTTTTCTGATATATCCTTATATGATAAGTCAGTTTTTAGAAGTTTAATAACCTCTAAAATAATTTCATCTTTGTAAGTTATTGTCGGAGGAATACTTCCTCCAGGAGTTTGATTGTAACCATTTCTAAAGGTATCATATTTAGAAATATAAAACATTTCTTTGTCGTTTAATAGACAATTATCAATATTTTCCTCTAGTATAACTAAAGAATAATATTTTTCTCCATGTTTTCTAATGCCTCTGCTAAGAGGATAGTTGTATTCTAGAACCTTTTCGTTATAAGGGTCGTGTTTAAAATGTTTGTTATGTCTTTGCTCCAAATTAACAGTTTGACCGATATATAAAATCTTTCCTTTTGGATTTGCATATCCATATATAATTCCCATATTTCATTCCTCATTTCTCTTTCTTTAAAGAAATGAATAATCAGGAATGAAATCTACATTAATCTTCCCACGGGATTACCATATCATTTCTGACTTAGGCTTCCCCGTTAGCTAGCTTATGCTAACCCCACTGATTAGTGGAAAGATGAACTAGGGCGATGTTGTTCACCCTCAAAAACAATAGCTTTTCTTTCTCTTCTAATATTATTAGCATTAAAAAATAAACCGAATAAATAAAATGATAATGGTGAAGAATAGAGTATCCCTTCACGTTCAACAGGTCTATATTTTCCATACCGTTCTATCATTTCGCTATTAGCTATTCTTTGTCGTATACCTAATAGATTTCCTTCTTCATCTAAATGAGGAAACATTAAACCAGTTGTTGCATAATTATATCTGATATTATATTTATGTTGAGTTTCTGCTGATATACCTTCTCGTTCCCAATCATTTACAATAATTCTAGGATAACGTAAATAAGGTTTTTTATCATAAAACATAAAACTTGGTTCTTGATATTCAATATCTAAATCATCATTATGCAACATATCATTATCGCCTAAAGTCATAAACTCTTGTGATTGAATATAAATATCAATAGCCTCTTCTAATAAAAGTTCTTCATGATATTCATTCATATACATTTTAGATAATAATTCAAAAATATCAAATCTACCACAACCAGTGTAACAATTAAATAATTTTGTATTATCATAATAATAAAGTTTATGACTGCCCTCGCCTTTATGATTATGACAGACAGTTTCAAAGACTAATTGGTGTTCATCAACCCAATTACCTTGAATACCTTGTCCTACCAAAAAATCATATACTTGTTGAATAGACATTCCAGCTTTTATAGCATTCTTATCACGTCCATATTCTGCCATATACCTACAACCTACTTTTTTAATTATTTTTTATACATTTATATTATATCATAATAAAAAGTCAAGCAATTAGCTTGACTTTAAAAAGCACTTTTTCGATCATCTACCGTTTGATTACGACGCTTAACATTTTTTTCTGCTGCTTTTTGAACCTTAATAGAGGTAGCATCAATTCCAATAGGGATATTATTACTATCTGTAATAAACAAACCCTTACATCTACAAGTTCCCAAATCTACGTCGCACCACAATTTAACACCAGCATATTTACCTCGTCGTACTTTATAAAAGCTAATAATATAGTTTGGACGAAAATATCCTTGACTTACAAATGTTTCTACAGCTTGTTCATCAATAGGTCTAATTTTAACTGCAATCATTCCTACATCAATACGATCCGCAATAGCTTTAGATCCACGAAGTAAATTTTGATTAAGTTCTCCCTCAAGATAATCTCCATTCACTTGAGTTCCTGACTCAATAAAAATTCCTAGTTGATTTGCTAAATCTTTTAATTTAGTTGATAACATAAATAATACCTGGTCTTCACGTAATTTCATACCATTTGAAATAGAAGCAATTTCTGCTAAAAATTTCATAGATGTATGAATATAATCAAAACGGAAATATTTAACATCATGTTCTCGATAATATTTTCTAATAGTAGCTTCAATTTCTGTAACAGAGAAGTCTGAAATAATTTCAAAATACAGCGGAGCCTCAGACATAATTCTAGCTCCTTCTCTTAACACTCTTTCTTGGTCTTCATCAAATTTACCGTCTAAAATGATATCTTCAGGAATTCCTGTAAGAAATGCTAATGCCATTGTTTGACATTCTTCTGAATCTAACTCTGTAGAAATAAATAAAGAACCTTCTGCTTCTCCGTTGTCAACCCAAGCTTGTTTATGTTGGTCATAAATTACAGGAAAGGCAGAATAACAAGCTCGAGACATCATAATACGAGACTTTCCATTTCCTGTTGGAGCTGAATACAAATAGAATTTACCTAATCGATCTCCACGAGTTATCGTATCCATCATTGCAATTGGAGAAGGTGAACCAAAATCTGGAGCTTCTTTAAAAGAATCAATTAAATTTAATAATCCTTCACCAGCTTGAATACTTTCAGAAGCTACATTACTTGCAGAAGTATCCATAATATGTTGAATATTATCTGAAATCTCATTTGCCATATCCTTCAAAGAAGTATGTTCAAACCAATTTTGTTGATAAGCAATCAATTCTTGATTATCTGTATCCCAATCATAAAACTGTTTTACAGATACGCCATTTTTCTCAAGAGAGCGAAGTAGAGTTAATTTTTTAATTGTGTCTAGGGCTGGCTCAAAAGCTGTTGGATCTCCTACTTGTGATAGTTTATCAAAGTAATATTCACCTTGCCGAGCATATTTTCCTTCAGCAATTTCTATCTCTTCATCAAATAAAGTATTAATTTGCGGACGACCTTGAATATAGCTTTCTATTATACCTAAACTAAATTTTGGATGTCCCATTGAATATAAATTATACATAATTGCATAAGAAACTTTTTGTAAGCTATCCACAAAATCAGCTTCATTCACTGCAGCCATCTTAGGATGATCGAATAATGTTGGTTGTACATATAAAGCTCCTAATAACATATTGGCAATGTCTTTACGATAATACTTCATTTATTTACTTCACTCCACTCATATCAATAGTAATTCTTTTAGTTTTATCTTCTTGTAAATCAGAAATAATTGTATCAAACAATTTTTCTAAATCATCTTTTTCTTTTCCCTTAATAAAAATTAATTCTGTCTGACTTGTGTCTGTACTGATATCTTTTACATAAATCCGAAAACATTGCTTAAACATTTTTATTTTCCTCCTCTGATAATAAAGAATCTAAATCAATTAATTTTTCTAGTCGTTTAGTTTTTTGTGGAGGAACAACAACCTCTTTTGTCTTATATTCTATTTTAGTAACCTGTTCTAAATGTTTTAGCCCCTTATAATAATCTCTTGCCTCATTATAAAAATAAGGAAGTAAAGCTATACCGCTTTCAGGGGTTAATCGTTTCTTTTTAATATCAATTAAATAATAAAGTGTTCCCAAGAGACCAGATTCAGTGTAATTAAATTTTTCAGTAAATTCTTTAATCTGTTTTTGAACGAGAGGATAATTAACCTTACCAGGCGTTAACTGTTCTAATAAATCAGTTATACCTGCTCTCTTGGCTCTTTCTTCCTGCATTGTATCATAACAAGTTTTATGATAGTATCCTTTGGAAGTATGTTCAAACAGTTCTTCTTCCCTGCTAAAATGTTGTCTACAATATTGACAAATAACTTTTCTTTGTTTAGCCATTATATGTATCCTCCTTAAAAAAGAAAAGCGAGGAAGTTATTCCTCCTCGCTCATCAAATTAATCTTATTGTTGTGAAGCAGCCAAATCTTTCAAGTTTGTAATTGCTAGATCTACTAATTCAGCTTGTTCAGGTGTAGCATCAGCTACTTTATTATCATGACCTAAAGCTTCATTTACAATTGTACGAATACGAGGACCATAGAAATCAGCATTAGCTTCCATTAATTCTCCAGCAAGATTATTGAATGTTTCAATTAATTCTTCGATAGGAGTATCAATTTTATTGTATTTATGAACTGTAGAAGAATTATCTGTTACAGAATCAACCCCAAATTGTTGTTCTAGATGAGAAACTGCATCACTAATTGCTCCTACCAAATTATCATAATTAAATACAATATAATCAGGAGTGCTATCAAAACGAGAACCAGCGACAAAACGAGGCGTTCCTCGCATATATAGACGAGTTTCCAAACCTTCTTCTGTATTTACTGCTCGTGAATAACCAATAATATCAGCCATACGAGTAATAATTTTATTACCACGTTTATCTAATGTTGGAATAATTTGGTTATATTCTTCACCAGATTCATCTTTAAAGACTTTATCTTGAGAATGAGAAATCATAACTAATCCATAATCTTCAGCCATGATAGAACGTAATTGTTCATCAAATTCTTTTTCTACTAATTGATATCCTTTACCATAAGGTAATTTCTTTTGATCTGCAATATCTGACGCACCATGTTGATTAACAATAAATTTTTCACATAGTCCGTATGCAATATCTACAGTATCAATAATAATATTATCATACATTTCTTTGGCTTGATCTGTTTTTAACTGCCGTAGAACTTTTTTAAATTCAGACCAACTGTTAATTGGCAATGCTCTTACGCCAGGAATTGCAGAATAACCTTTTTCAAAAGCTAATAGCAAAGACTTAGGAAATCGTGTTGCTGTAGTAGTTTTACCTGATTTAGGCTCTCCGTAAAACATTACTGCATATCCTTTTAAATCTTTAGAAACTTTATGAGGCTCAACATTAAAAATGTCAATTGTGTTTGCCATTGTATCACTATCCTTTTCTCTTTTTTTATTTTATTTTATTAATGTTTCCAACTAGAAAGAGAAACCGAAGCTTCTCTTCCTAAGTAGAGCATTAATTAGAATTCAAAAGTCTTTGCTCTGTCAACTTTTGGTGCTGTATCTTTTTTAGATGTGTCAGCTGCAAATCCACTTTTACGTTGTTGATTGTCTAAAGCCGCAATTGAAACTTCGTAAGCTTTACGTCCATCTTGAATTGTTTTAAATAATTCATCTGTAATTTCTTTTGGTTCAATGGCTGCACCAGTAATTACATTTTCTCGTTTTGTACTTTCAAAGATTTCAATACGAGTATCACCAAACGCTGATTCTGTTTCACGTTCTTCATGAATTAGATTATTAATCACTTTACCCCATACTTCAATCAAAACTGGGTTTGTTTGACTTGCGTCAAGCTGAACGAAATAATCGTAAGCAGCTTCAGTTTCAATAATAAATTTAGCTGGGAAACAAACGTCACGATAATCAAAGATGTTTGCATTCAATACATATCGTCCAGTAGGCTCATCTTTATAAATTTCTTCTACAGGTTGAGCTGTTAATAGCAAGTCTGTTGTAAATTCTGCACGAGGAACACCTGTGTTTCGATCGTTTAAGAAGCTTGCTCGAATTTGAGTTGCTTCAATTAAATCACCAGCTTGATTTTTAAAAGCACTTGAACTAATAGAAGTTGTTGTCATATAATTTTTTCCAATGAATGCTTCTGGATTTTGTAACCAATTGCTGATAGTTGCGAACTGTTGATTTGTAGAACCATCTTTGTTCAATTCACGATAAAAACCTTGAAGATTTACAGATTGGTCTCCAGTATTTAAAGTTAATGATCCAACCATTGCATTGTACGGTTCACCAGAGCTTTTATCTTTATACTCTTTAACTGCGAAATCGAAATCCTCTAATGTACCTGAAATTTTTACTTGATTTTTAAAAGTTGCCATAATTTAATTTCCTCCAATATTTGTTTATCTTTTATATTATATTAATATTATAACCTATTTAACTAAAAAAGTCAAATTTTATTTTTTTGGACCAGACTCTTTCCATCGTTTTAAAGCTACTTGTAAACGATCATTAATTTCATACTCTTGATAATACCTAACTCGTTTACAAACCATAATATCGTTTCCTTTATATTCTGCTCCAAAAACTGGTGAACTATGTTTAAAAGATTCTTTGACTAAACCTTCTAAATCTTCACGACTAAATACTTTATAATATTTATCTAAAGCTTGCACAATGCTTGTATAATCTTCCCAAGTAATCCCACCATCTGGACTAATTTGAACTCCTGTGGTATGGACACCTTTCTTGATTGGGAAAATTCCTTCCTTTTTAAGGAACGCATTTAAGTTTCGAGAAAAACTTTTAAAAATTTTCTTTTCTTGCTTTTCATTTTTTGTCATAATAAAATCCTCCATAATTTTGTGTGTGATATTGTGTGTGATTTTATGTG